ATACAGACCAAGTGCGTCGGCTGGTTCAGGGAACACTACCCGCACATCGCACCGCTGCTCTTCCATCCGAACAACGAGGCATTCTTCGGAGGTTACTGCAGATCTGCAGAGGAACGTGCCATCAAGGGAAAAAGAGCGAAGGACAAGGGTGTGACGCCCGGTGTGGCCGATCTGATACTTCTCTACCCGAGCACACCATACCACGGCCTGTGCATCGAAATGAAGACGAGCAAGGGCAGACAGGAGGATCCTCAGAAGGACTGGCAGAAGGCCGTCGAGACTCACGGCTACCGCTACGAGATTATCAGGGACCTCGAACACTTCCAGAAGCTCATCACCGAGTACACCCGTACCGATCCGAAAGACCATGAGGAGGCAATGCTCGAGAAGATATTCGGAAGACCGGTTCACATACATAAAGGAGGGCGTAAATGAGCGTCCTCTTTTTTGTGTCTCAACAGGTCTACAAAAGAATAAATCCGTTCACTTTTGGCAGTTATGTTTGATTTTATGGGTAAAAAATACAAAATAATCCCTGATTTTTGCGCAAAAGTGTTAAAGTTTTTTGTAAGAAATTAATAAAGTTGATACCTTTGCAGCACAAAAACAACACATTGGTTCGGAAAAGAGTTTCACAAGGTTTGGAATTTTCGCTGCCCTCCGTATATATATCACTACCACTTTTCATCTAACAACTAACAAATCCAATTATGAACAAGAGAATCTTAAAACACATGATGCTTGCTATCATCAATAGCAGCTATATTGTTGGCTTTATGTCTTTGTTCCCTGGTATAGATCAAAGCAGAGAAGCCGATCGCAGCGCGGATAAGGAAATGATCAAGTCTGATTGGAGAGCCATTGGCAATGATCTCTGGAAGGCTTTTTCAGATTACACAGAACAAAATAATATGAAGATCAATGTCTCGAAATAAGCGAAAGAACGAGATCCAGAAGGCAAATAGTCAGCCAATACCAGCAGAAGCTATAAAGATTCTTAACGAACTGCCACCAGAGCAACGTAAGACAATTATGGCTGCAGCTGTGTCCGTTATGCACTTTGAAGGGCCTATTCCACCAGCTCCGATGGTGCGTGAGTATGAGGAAATACTTCCTGGATCGTGCGATCGAATAATTAAGCTTGCAGAAAAGGAACAGGACGAAAGACATAAGGCTAACCGTAAGATCGTCAATTGGAGCATCTTTAGAAAAGTAGTTGGTCTTTTCTTTGGAGCTGCAATGGTATTTGCACTTTTATTTATTATTTATCAAGTAGCAATGGCTGGTCATGATTGGTTGGCTGGAACATTGGGTACCGTAACCGTGATAGGACTCCCAACAATCTTCGTTCTTTTCAGAGAACCTTCAGATAAGAAGAAAGAATAACTGAATTAAAGTTAAACAACTGATTAGCACTTTGAGCCTTGGCAGCAATGCCAGGGCTTTTTTTATTTACACAAAAATCAGCGAAAATTATTCACAAAAATCCCTTGAAATTATATTTCGGTGCAATAAATTTGCATCGAACATCTAATAAACAACAGCGCACATGCACCGCATCAGAATGCGGCCTCTCGCCTCAGAGAAGGATATCCGGTCTGACATCGAGAAGGAAAAGGCCGCGATCAGAAGACCTTTGCCAGAGATAGGTCCGCTTCCGGACATTGATCCGATCGACGAACCTGCCAAAACTACCCCCCCCAGTGTGTAAAATACGCACTTAGTAGAGAAGAGCGTCCAGCTTTGGAGGCTCTTTTTTTTTTGTGCCCATAAGACAAAAACGAGTGATAAAGACAGCATGTTCAGATACACAATCAAGAGCCTAAAAGACTATTTTTGCGTAAAAAATTACGCAACATGGAAACGAAACGCATTGAAATACTCCAGGCAATGGAGCTGAGCCTCGACCTCTGCAGGCCGAACGAAGGACAGGTGGAAGGACTTCCAAAGAACCCTCGTATCATCAGGGACGCAAAGTACAAGCTGCTTCTCAAGAGCATTGAGGACATGCCGGAGATGATGAGTCTGAGAGAGCTGCTCGTGTTCCCGGTGGACGGATACTACGTCATCATCGGAGGAAACATGAGATACAGGGCGCTCCAGGAACTCGGCTACACCTCCGCTCCTTGCAAGATACTTGCTCCGGACACACCGGTCGAGTTCATGCGCAACGTCCTGCTGCGTGACAACAGCAACTACGGAGAGTGGGACTTCGATGCGCTGGCCAACGACTTCACAATAGATGAGATCTCGGAAGCGGACATCGAGCTGCCACCGATCGACGAGGAACCTGAGGACCAGGAAGCGGAGGAGGACAACTATAACGTAAGCGCCAACCTTCCTGAGCAGCCAAAGAGCCGTCTCGGCGACATATTCCAGCTCGGATCGCACCGACTGATCTGCGGAGACAGCACGAAGCAGGAGTTCATAGACAGGCTCATGAACGGAAAGCAGGCGGACCTTATCGTTACGGATCCGCCGTACAACGTGAACTACGAGAGCGCTGACGGAAAGAAGATCGAGAACGACCACATGGCCGATGATGCGTTCCTGCAGTTCCTTGTGGCTGCCTTCACAACCGGAAACGAGGCGCTCAAGCCTGGTGGCGCCTTCTACATCTGGCATGCTGACATCGAAGGCTACAACTTCAGAAAGGCATGCAGGGAGGTAGGATGGCAGGTGCGACAGACTCTCATATGGAACAAGAACGCACTCGTGATCGGAAGACAGGACTACCAGTGGAAGCATGAGCCGTGCCTCTACGGATGGAAGGAGGGTGCCGGTCACTACTTCATCAACAGACGCGACCTCACTACCGTCCAGGAAGACCTTCAGAGCCTCGACGTCGACAGCATGAGCAAGGCTGAGCTCAAGGAACTCCTGCACCAGATTATGGGAGGAAGCATCCCGACTACGGTAATCGACGAGAACAAGCCTCTCAAGAGCGCTGAGCACCCTACAATGAAGCCTCTCAAGCTCATCGGGCGTCAGATCCGTAACAGTGCGAAGCCGGGAGACATCGTCCTTGACCTCTTCGGAGGCTCGGGTTCAACCATGATGGCAGCTGAGCAGCTCGGCCGAATCTGCTACATGGTCGAGTACGATCCGAAGTACGTGGACGTCATCGTAAAGCGATGGGAGGACCTCACAGGAAACGCGTCTGTATACCTCGGGAACATGCTCGACGGTAACAGCGGAGAAAATAACAAATAACAGCGGAGACTATGCTAAATCCACAGAACATAAAAGGTCACGAATTCAAGAAGGGCCAGTCAGGCAATCCGAAGGGTCGCCCGAAGAATCGTGTGCCGGAGATGCTGGTGGATGCTCTGAAGCTGAAGAACAAGAAGGAACTCACAGTCTCGATGTCCCAGGAGGAGGTCCAGAATTGGGAGGAATACCTCATGGTTGCATCGAGCGACGACATCGCACTCCTCGCACAGGACACAAAGATACCGATATATGCCAGATCGCTGGCAAGAGCCATACACATGGAGCTCAAGAACGGCAAGACCTACACACTCGACAAACTGAGGGAACGCACACTCGGCAAGCTCACACAGAAGCTCGAGCTCACAGGCAAGGACGGACAGCCGCTCATGCCTGCACGACGTCTCACACAGGAGGAGGCCAGGGAGCTGCTCGAGAGCATGGATAAGGAGTATTGACACAATGAAGCGACAGTACCAGGACATCGACATATACAAGACGTGGGTGCTTGAAGGTACGCTGAACTTTACCCGATACTTCTTCAAGAAGCGCTTCAACCGTAAGTTCGTAGTAGGACAGCACCATGTACGCATATCGGACGTCCTGGACAGGATCCTGAAAGGAGAACTGACCAGGGTGATATTCAACGTGGCGCCCCGATATGGAAAGACGGAGCTCATAACGAAGAACTTCATCGCCATGGGATTCGCACTCAACCCGAGGGCAAAGTTCATACACCTGTCATACTCTGACGACCTCGCACGCGATAACTCCAGGGATATCCAGTCGATTGTAAGGACGGACGAATATCAGCAGCTCTTCCCCGGTACCATGCCGACGTCGCTCGGTACCAAGAAATGGAACACGGAGGCCGGAGGCGGAATGTACGCAGTATCATCAGGCGGTCAGGTAACCGGTTTCGGTGCCGGACTCGTGGACGAGGAAGAGGACGAGAAGGAACTGGAGGACGCACTCGACGAGCTCGAGAGCACAGTGAGCTCGGAACGTGCAGATGAGAACTTCGGAGGAGCAATCGTCATAGACGACCCTATCAAGCCGGACGACGCGACTAACGAGAAGGTAAGAGACAAGGTCAACCACAAGTTCGAGACCACAATCCGAAACCGTGTGAACTCCAGAAGGACTCCGATCATCATAGTGATGCAGAGACTCGACGAGAACGACCTGTGCGGATATCTCGAGAAGCTCGAGCCGGAAGAATGGACTGTTATCAGCCTTCCATGCATATACACCGAGAACGGAGAGGAGAAGGCTCTGTGGCCGTTCAAGCAGACCCTCGAGGAGTTGCACAAGCTGAGAGACAACGAGCCGTGGGTGTTCGACACACAGTACATGCAGAACCCGAGACCGCTCATCGGCCTTATGTACCCGCTTCCATGGAAGACCTACGAGACTCTGCCTATAACCAAAAGGGCACAGGTCAGGAACTATACGGATACTGCCGATACGGGCGCCGATTTCCTGTGCAGCATCGACTATGTGGATACGGAGATAGGCAACTTCGTGCTTGATGTGCTTTATACGGACAAGCCGATGGAGTACACGGAGCCGGAGACAGCCAGAATGATGACCAGGGATAAGGTGGAGCGTGCAACGGTCGAGAGCAACAACGGAGGACGTGGATTCAGACGCAACGTGGAGAAGAACTGCAGGCTTCTTGGAAATACCAGGACAGCGTTCGTGGATCTGTCTCAGACACACAACAAGCAGGCTCGAATCAACACGCACTCGAATGATGTCCAGAATATGACATATTTCCCGGTAGGCTGGGAAAAGAAGTGGCCTAAGTTCTACAATGCATTGAACGGATACAAGAAAGAGGGCGGAAACCTGCACGATGATGCACCGGACTGCCTCACCGGCACATATGAGCAGAGAAGCTCGGGTGGAACCGGGGCTGCAAGACTATCTTCCTTGCTTGGAAGATGATGAACACGAAAGACTATTAACACCAAAATATTGAGCTATGAATGAAGATTACCTTGATATTGAGCAGATGCTCAGTCAGGCCTTAGGAAGTGATGACCAGACAAAGATGAGAAAAGTGATGACGGAGCTGATGAACGGCCGACTTCGTCCTCTTCCTCCGATTTCGGACTACAAGAAGGCGCTTGATCCGGCTCTTCATGACGTGATGGATCAGCAAAAGCGACCGAACAAGCTGATAAACATAGACCCGGACTCGCCGGATTACGGAAATACTCGCAGCGTCAACATCAACAACCAGGACGGAGTTCCGGAAAAACACAGAATCGAAGAGGTCGCACGCATCGCAATCGCCATGCAGAAGCTGATTGTAAAGAGATCCGTCGGCATTACCTTTGGCAATAGGGTCAAATATCCGTCCGTGCGTGAAACGGAACAGGAGAAAAAACTGTATGATGCAATAATGCGCATCCTCAAGGACAACAAGGAAGACACGCTGAACCGTCAGGTCGCTCACCAGGTATACGGATTGACAGAGGTCGCTGAATGCTGGTACACGGTGGAAGTTAACGAAGGCCACAAGAACTACACGGATAAAGAGACGAAGTACAAGGTAAAGGTCCGTGTGTTCTCTCCGGAGCTTGGAGATACTCTATATCCGTACTTCAATGAAGACATGGATATGACGGCATTTTCCCGCATGTACACGAAGAAGATGTCCGACGGCACTAAGTACACGTTCTTGGAGACATATACAGCCGAACACTACTATTTGTGGAAGGCCTCCGGTGACAAGACTACGGCAACGACTGAAAACGCATGGGAGTTGGTCCAGGGATATCCAAAGGAGAATCCATTCGGAAAGATCCCTGTAATCTACGGCAGCCAGAAGGAACCGGACTATGCCATCGTACAGTCCGAGATAGACAGAATGGAGAAGCTCCTGTCAAACTTCGCAGACACCAACGACTACCATTCTTCTCCAAAGATCGTAGTGAAGGGAAGTGTCGTGGGCTTCTGCAAGAAAGGAGAGGCAGGTGGTGTGCTCGAGCTTTCGGGAGACGGTGCGGAGGCAAGCTACCTCGCATGGAACCAGGCTCCTGAATCGGTAAAGCTCGAGTATGAGAAGCTCAAGGAGCTCGTCCACATGCTGACACAGACGCCGGATCTGTCCTGGGAGTCTGTGAAAGGTCTCAACGTTTCCGGAGTAGCGCTTCAGCTCATGTTCATGGACGCTGTGCTCAAGGTTAAGGAGAAGGAGGAGATATGGAATGACTACCTGACCCGCAGAGTAAATCTCCTGAAGTCGATCATGGCATACATAGACACCTCTCTGAAGGATGCATCGAAGAAGCTCCTGATAGATCCTGTGATTGAGCCGTTCCTGGTTACCGATGAGTTGGCCAAGGCTAATCTCCAGCTCTCCCTTTCAGGAAACAAAGCACTCAAGAGCCGCAGATCAGCGATGACAGACCTCGGCATCGACAACGTGGATGCGGAGCTGGAACTCATAGAGGAGGAAGAGGCCGAAGACTCCATGTTTGAACAGAATGAGCCGTCAATGGCCTAAACGCGCATAATTCGCCCGTGTCGCGTTTTCCCTCTCCCGCTGATAACTTGGTCAACTGAGGTTATTATCGTCGAACACGGGCGATTTTTCATAAAAATAACATGGCGAAGAAAAAGAACCAGAATCCGATAGACGCGCTCAATGCAGCTGACGAGAAGCACTACAGGGACACGGAGAGATACGTCAAGGTGGTGGAGTCGCTGTACAAGGACGCCATATCGGAGATTTCACAGCTGGCGGCAAAGGTGGGAGCGATACCTGCCACCGATCAGTTCTCATTCAGCAAGAACCCGGCTATATCGCAACAGGTCGACGGAGTGATACGAAAGCTCGCGTCGAAGATCCAGGCGGTCATCGAGACCGGAGACAGACAACAGTGGGATGCGGCATGCGCCAAGAGCGTGTCGTTCCTCAATTCCATCATGCGTACGAGCGCGTTACCGAAACCGTTACTGCAGTCTTATCAGGACCGCAACCTCGAGGCGCTCGCAGCCTTCCAGGAGCGAAAGATCAACGGTCTCGGACTCTCGGAGCGTGTGTGGAACTACGTGTCTCCGCTCAAGCAGGAGATAGAGACGGTGGCCGATACCTCGAAGGCGTACATGAACAACGGCATCAACACACCGGATGCAATGGAGACCGTGGAGCGTGCCCTCGGTACCGGACTCAGCGCCGATGACCTGAGCAGGGAGGTGCGTGCATGCCTCAAGGAACCGAACAAGCTGTTCAGAAGGGTACGCGACAAGTACGGGAACCTCCAGCTCTCGAAGAACGCGAAGCTGTACCATCCGGGACAGGGCGTGTACAGAAGCTCGTACAAGAACGCAAAGCGCATGACGCGAAGCGAGATCAACATGGCATACAGACAGAGCGACTACCTCAGATGGCAGCAGCTCGACTTTGTCGTGGGACTGAGAGTACAGCTGAGCGGAAACCATACATGCCTCGGAAAGGACGGAAAACCACATCCGTTCTTCGATATCTGCGACATCCTCCAGGGAGACTACCCGAAGGACGCGAAGCTCGTAGGCTGGCATCCTCAGTGCAAATGCATTATAACGCCTATCATGAAGCCTTATGACGAGTGGAACCAGGACAGAGCATATCTGAACGCCAAGGCATACAAGCAGCTGCCTGCATCGAACGAGGTTACAGACGTGCCTAAGGGATTCAAGGACTACATCAGGGAGAACCAGAAGCGCATAGCCGGATGGACGAGCACTCCGTACTATATCAAGGATAACCCTCACTTCTTCGACAAAGCGATCAACCCGGGCAAATACAGCGGGAAAAGACTCATACTCAATGCAGACGAGAGCAACCTTCTCAAAGATTACCGTATGTATGGGTTCAATCACCAAGGAAGCTCCAAGTTCGCGCTTGCGCTTGATGATGCCCTCAAGGCTTATATGAGTGGAGACCGTTCTGCATTTAACACAGCCATGACATCGATGGACTTCATCAAGAGGACGAACGAGAGAGTGAAGGAATACACGGCAATGAAGAGAGCCATGGAAGATCTGTATGTCGTCCTGAAGGCTCATCCTTCATATACCGATGTGCAGTACAACCCAAAGACCGGAGGCCTCAAGGCTACGCACAAGGATCATACGTTCGACCCTAACAAGGGAAAGTATGAGATGAGCGCAAGGGATGCCGGATATGCTTCCGGACATGTCGTCATTTTGGGAAAGGAAAAATCCACCACCATCGGACAGAAGTTCTCAGAGGGATTGTGGGATGGTACCGAATTCGAGGTCATGGGCTGTGAGACAGCTTCCAAGAACAACTATCTCCGAGGCCTGAAGCACGCGAACAGCAAGCCGGACGCAAAGATTGCCGTGCTTGACTTCCCTAACGGAGGGTACAGTGAGGAGATGATAGAGGAGGCCATCAGAAGATATAAAGGCCTTATAAAGTCGGATCCGGATAATTTCAGGGAACTGGAAAGGGTTGTGTGTGTTCAGGATGGTAAGGTCGTGTATGATCAGCCATTTAAAAAAAGTACGGGAGGCTCTGAATCTCTCCAGTACACCCCCCGCAGTGCAAAGATAGAGGATATAAATAATTTGACAAAGAAACTGTCGAGTGAAATTGGTCTTGATGATTCAAAACTGCGTCTTTTGAAATCTAAGGTTACCAAAAAGACTATAGATCCCGCCCAGGAACGCCATAAATATGATGATCAGATAGCCATGCTCAAGAAGAATGCTCAGCGTTACGGCCTCGATGTCAACGCGATAGATGAAGCATTCGCATCTCTTGACCTCAAGAAGCTGCAGAGGGTAATCGACGAGCAGCAGAAGATTCTCGACGAGGGAATGGCAAAGAAGAAAAAAATATGGGACGCAGCTGACAAAAGACATGCTGAACGTACAGCGGAGAAGGCGGCGAAGCTGAAAGAATTCGCCAAGGAGCACAAGGCGAAAACAGAGAGCGTGTACAAGCAGGTCGACGGGGCAATCGCCAACGCCAAGGGCATCAACGAAGCTGATGTGTCGGTACTGAAGGATCTCAAGTCGGGCAAGGCCGGATCCATTACTACCAAGGCCGGAAAGATCGTACCTACAGTAACTGTTGAGACGCTGCAGAAAGAGGCCCAGAAGCTCGAGCAGATTGTCGCGGAGTACAACTCAGTCATGAACGAGGCAAAGGCGCTTGTGGCCGATTTCAAGGGCATCAGCGACGTCGATACGGAGACGGTGCTCAAGCAGACAAGCATCAAGGGCGTAAAGGCGGAGCTGAAGAAGCTGCAGGATGCAAGGAAACAGATAATTGATGAAGCCGTAAGCCTGAAGAAGGACTTCGACGGGGTAAAGGATCTTGACATGAAGCTTGTAGATAAGACCATCAAGAGCGGCAAACTGTCATCCATACGGGAGATATCGGACAAGATCAAGGAGATCAAGAAGGCAGAAGAGGCAATATCAGACCTCATACCAAATGCCCATGAGCTTCACAAATCTTATACTCTCAGCGAGCTCCAGCAGGCTCATAAGGAGCTGGATGGCGTGCTTAGCAAGTGGCTGTCAAAATATAGTTATTCATCAATAGACAATGCTCCGCTTGAGCATCTCAGGAACAAGCTTGAGTTCGAGCTTTCCTCTCCAACCTTCAGATACACCGACAAGACGATCATCAGCAAGGCGGTCAATGAGAAGATTGCAGTTATCAACAGGAAGATCGAGTGGAATAATCTCGTGTCCCAGGTTTCTTCTCTGAAAACGTTCAGTTCGAAGGCTTCTGCATACAAGGCTCTTCTGGCAAAGGTTGAAGAAGCTGTAAACAGCAATGATTTAGACGCTCTTAAGAAGAGTATAGCAGCCGCAGAGGCGGAACAGAGAAAGATACTTGAGAAGAGGGCAAAGAGAGGTGGAGACACCAAGACCGCTCTCAACAAAGAGTACAAGGGTGGAGCCATAGGAACAGATATCTCGGCATCAATAGATGTGAGAAATATGGTTTCAGAAGATCCGTATGGAGGAACATTCACTAACAACGTCGCACGAATGCAAGGGTTTGACTCTCCGGCAAAGTTAGTGACAGCTGCAGAGTTCGACACGTTAGAGAAGAACTGCGGAGAAGTGTTCTATCGCACAGTGAACCCTACAACATTCAAAGGAAAGAAGATGACAAGCGAAGAGTTCGCTTCTCAGCTATATGTGGCAGACAAACTGGAATTGAACGGTCCTGGAGGACGTGTGTACGGAGACGGAATGTATGTAGCGGTATCAGCTTGGGACGGAAGGTCTGTGCGCCCTCTTTCACCTGCCTTGAAATCACATGCATACAATGCAAGTATATGTTACGGTAACGGAGATCATACTATTTCAGAAATGACTTTCACCCGAAAGCCAAGGATCATAAAGGAGAGAGATCTGGATGCCATGTGGAGAAAGCTGGATACTACGACAAGAGCAAAATTCGGCAATGAAGCAAACACATATGCCTGTGCACTTGGTTATGACGCAATGTACACCACAAGAGACTACATGGTCATCTGGAACAGATCGATCATAGCAGTCAAGAAGAAGTAAATACAAAAAGAACGACTCTTCCGGGCCGTTCTTTTTTTCTTTTCGTAGGTTTTACTTGCTGTTCATCTTTTGAATTTCATTGTGGCTCACAAGATATAACCCGATGTATTCGGCCGCCAGTGATACGTCCCAATCATCAGTCACAATCCATTCCTCAGAGAGGAAATAGAACTCTTCGTCTATCTCTATCTTAGCCCATACGCGACAGTTATAATTGCCGACCTTAATCATCTGCAAAGCCTTTCCTACAGCTTCGTCAGGTTTAACAAATTTGCAATTGCCGATAATCTCTTTCTGTTTTGCGGCGTGCTCAGGATGGGCAGCCATACGAGCTTGAGCAGATCTGTATGTATAAGAGAGACTGCCCTGATTGTTGTTGTTGTCGAATTTCATACTTCCTTCTTTTTTAGTGTCCATTCATAACCGAGAGCATCGGCAATGGCACAGAGATGATCTGCACCGGCATTCCACCTGCCGATCTCTATCTTCGAAATAGTTTGTCTTGTGACGCCGATCCTTTGAGCGACGTCCTCACAAGAGAGGCCTTCTGCCTCCCTAATTACGCGAAGAGCCGCACCCAGACGGATGCGACCTTCATTCTCGTTGTTCAGAGCCATGGTTTTATAAGTTTTTAGCGGCCGTCAGGACCCGCTGCCAGTAGGCTGTGCCTCTGTGGAAACTGCAGAAGTACCAGAGGTCGTTCAGGAAGGAGTTTATCTCACCTCTCTCGAACGGATCGGTGGCCTTGTCGAGCTTGGTAAGGTAGTCGCTGGTCATTGAGACGAGACGGTCAAATGAAATGTTGCGAGAAATAGAAAGGTGTGCCATAATGCAGTGCAGAGATTAACGTCCTGCGCCGGACGGTTAAATTGTTCGATGCAAAGGTACGGATTTATAACTATGTGGCAATAAAAAACCACAAAAATAAATATTTGTGGCGTTAAATAACCACAAAATGATAACTTTATGTGGCAATATTAAACACCAAATAAGTGAAAAACGAGTGATTTATAGGCGTTTATTTTTTTTGAGAAGCACGCGCAATAGGGTAACTTTGCAACAGGTTAAATCAAAACACAAACTTAAACACAAAACGACATGCTTACAATTGAACAAATCGTCGCATTACTGGGAAAGAAAATCCCTGGCGTGCGCAAGGATGCACTCCAGAGTGTGGCGGGCGTAATTGCCCTACAGGCCGAGGATGAAGCAGCTGCACAGACAATCGTAGATCAGATGACCGCCGAGAAGGTGCAGGGTTTCGCGCAGACTTACCGTAGCAACATCGACCGAGAGATCCAGCAGAGCAATCAGACCTACGAACAGACACTTCGAAACAAGTACAACTTCGTAGAGAAGCAGCAACAGCAGCAACAGCAACAGCAGCAGCAAGGCCCTGTCAATCTCGATCAGTTGAAGAATCTCTTTGCAGAGGCACTCGCCCCTCTGACTCAGCGTATGGACGCATACGATCAGCAGAGAATCGGTGCATCACGCAGGGAGATGTATGTAGGCAAAATGAAAGAGGCCAACGTTCCGGAACTCATGCAGAACTCTTTATTGCAACAGTTTGACCGCATGACCTTCAGGGACGACACCGATTTCAACCAGTTCCTTGCAGATTCACAACCGACATTCGCGCAAATCGTCCAGAACGATTCCGACGCCCGACTGCGTCAGGTTCCGAGACCATTCGGTGGCGGCGGAGGCGACGATACGAAGGGCGTAAGCCAGGCTATGAAAGATTATCTCGAAAGCAAAAAGGGCGGAGGTAACGTAGTGGAAGGCAAGGCTCTGTAATCATTAACATCTAAAAACGAAAGATAATGCTGACAATCAAGCGAGGAAAGGATAAGCGCATCGTCCATGCGCTCCTTATCAATCTTGCAGATCTTCCAGATGGTGTGACTCTCTCTAGCAAGGATCTTGTAAAGGGTACTCCAGTGATGGAAGGTTCTGTTATCGGCCGCGACGCAAACGGCGTGGGCCATCTCATCAAGACTGCAGCCGTTTATGCAGCTGCAGAAGCAAGCGCTACTTCATATCAGATCGCCAAGGGTTCCCACTTCAAGAAGGGAGACTTTGTCACTCTCAAGATCGGCGGTACAGCGTCTGCTATCACTGCCGTTGACCGAGACTCATCTAGTCTCTATGATGTGATTACCGTCGAGGCAACACTCGGCTCTGCGCAGCCGGGTAATGTGCTCAAGGAGGCTAAAGCTGCCGGAAGCAAGTCTGAGTTCAAGAACAAGCCGGAGGCGCTTCTCGCAGAAAGTTATGACGTCGAAGGAGACACAAACATCTTTGTGGCTGCTGTGACTATTGGCCAGTTCAAGTCTGCTCTTGTGCCTGCAATCGATGCGGAGATCAAGGCTGCACTTACAGCCAACGGCTCATTCATCAATTTTGTCTAACCCTTAATCCTGCAAAAGAATTATGATCAGAACATTCATGCATGCTCTCACCGAGCCTGACTTGCAGGCAGAGGTGCAGACCTACGAATTCAAGCCTTATTACTATCCTACCCTCTTCCCTTTGAAGGAGACTGCCAACCTCACATGGAAGACCCTTCAGACCAAGGTAGGCCTTAAGATCGCCGCTGACCTCGTGGCACGTGGCGCACGTGTTGACAAGAAAGCTCGTAACGCCATCAACAAGATCATGGGAGACATCCCAAAGATCGCCATCAAGCGTACTATGGACGAAGAGGAGCTCACCGACTATGATATCATGGTCGGTGAGCATTCGAACGATCCTGACCTCCGTGCTCTCATCGAGGCATGGGCAGAGGATACCAAGTTCTGCTTCGACGGCGTCAACAACCGTATCGAGTGGATGGCCCTCCACATGATCTCCCATGCCGGAAAGCTCTCTGTCACTTCAGAGAACAACGCACATATCATCAGCGAGTACGATGCTGACTACGAGATTCCTTCAGAGCAGAAGAAGGGTACTTTAATCGCCTGGGAGAACGTGGCTACAGCAAAGCCTGTATCGGTTGACCTCAAGAATATCGTCAAGGCAGCACGCAAGGAAGGACACAGCCTCAAGTACTGCTTCATGAACGTTGATACATTCAACAACTTCGTCGAGATCCAGGAGGTTCAGAAGATATGCGCATCATATGTGGCAAACGCTCTCGACATGCAGCAGATTCCAGACCTCAATGCTGTAAACTCTGCATTCAAGAAGCTTCCATATCTCTATGGACTTCAGATTGTGGTAATCGACCAGGAGATCTCTGTAGAGCTTCCTAACGGTACTCTTCTCCCTGCTGCAAATCCATTTGCAAGCAACGTGTGTGCATTCACAGAGAGCACACAGCTTGGAAATACCTTCTACAAGGTCCCTATCGACATGAAGGTTAAGGGTACTGCAGCAATCAAGGCTCTCAACGGCCCTGTCTGCATCAAGAAGTTCGGTAACGAGGAGCCTATCGAGGAGGTGACAATGGGTATCGCCAACGCTTGCCCTGCATGGGCCGGCTCAGAGCGCTGCTGGTTCCTCGATACTAAGAATGCTTCTTGGAACGAGGGTAAGTAACCTATAAACAAGAATCAATATGACTTACAGGGAGTGGATGAACACCACAGGTGCCAGATTCAATATGACAGAGGCTGATGCGGAACTGATACTTGTCAACCAGTCCGGCATCATTCCGGATCCAGACGAGACAGTTGATGTAGTCAAGGCAAAGACTGCACTCTGCAAGGAGTTCGCAATGGTGCTGCCTATGGCTAACATATCAGAGGGCGGATATTCCATCACATGGAACATAGAGGCCGTCAAGTTATGGTACAGGCATACCGCCTCGGAATTGGGCCTCGAGGACATCACCACTCCCAAGATCCGAAACCGATCGAACGTATGGTAGAAGTACTCGAGCAATATCCGCATTATCTGTACCGGGATACCGAGGACGGGTGGGTATATGTAGGACGATGCCGGGAGGAGACGAACGGCAAGGGCGGGCACATCAGGACCGCAGACATGGAGGTGTACACATTCAGCTCCATAGTACAGATGCCTGCAGGGACTCCCAAGATTCCTGAAGGTGTCGAGATTGCAGTGCTTGAAAAGCCTTCGGAAATGCCTAACGGCCCTTCAAGTCTCACTATGTCTCTCCGCATCCTTGGAACCTGCGCCAAGTTCGACCCGGGCCGGCTTCATTGCAGAATGTGGGTATGACACCGGAACAGTTCGTCCAGACAGTGATGGAAACAGCCGCTTCCATCATCGAGGAGGAGATTCTTCAATCCCTCATACGCCTTGGAGAGGAATGCCTTACACGCATACGAACCAGGAGCAAGGAAGAGAGCTGGATAGACCAGACGGGAAACCTCAGGTCGTCCATCGGATATGCGGTATACGCATACGGACAGGAGGTGATGGAGTCCACTTTCATGGCGCTCCCTGGACCTGACGGAAACGGAATGGCCGGAACCATAAAGGGACAGGAGTACGTCAAGAGCCTCGCGTCCAAGTTCTCAGAGACATATGCACTCGTGGTCGTAGCCGGAATGGACTACGCAGAGTACGTGGAGGCAATGGCAAGCAAGGACGTGCTCGCGGGTACCGAGATCTGGGCAAAGAAACAGATCGACAGATATCTGGAAGATGCCAAGACAAGAGCGGAGGCCAGGGTAAACGACTATATCAATTCTTTATGAAGACCGAAAACGAAATCAAGGAGGATGTCTACCAGCACATCAAGGGCACGCCGCTGGAATTGGCTGTCACAGGCATTGTGACGACCAAGAAGAGACCGAAGGACTCCACTTCGGAGGATATCACCATAGCGGTACTGGCAAGTGACACGGAGCAACGGCAGGAGGCTGTCGTCAACGTCAACATCTACGTAAGGGAGAAGCTGGAAGGCGGACAGTATGTGGAGGATGATACCCGAGAGGCCCTGCTGAGCAAGCTGGCTGCCGAATGCCTGATAGTCGGAGGAATCGGTAAGGACTACAGATTCAGGTTAGAATCGCAGCACACATTCGAGGTGGAGAATGACAAGCGCCACGAACGCTGCATCAACAATAAATTAACGTATAACTTTTATAACGAAGAATAGCTATGAAGGCATCATGGGGTAAACCAACAATTCTTGTAGCAGATCTCGATGCAAGTTCTTTTGCATGGACAAAGGTCTACACTCCTGCAGACGGCTCAACACAGCTCACAACAACACAGGGCGACAAGGCTGAGCTCCTCGCAGAAGGCGGTGGCGTAGAAGACACCAAGTACACTCGAAGCAAGTATGCTCTCCAGTACATCATCCGTGCGCTCAAGGGCCGTAAGAAGCCTATCAAGGACAACGACGGTGTAGTGAAGCATAACTACGCACTCATCCTCCAGCCAGAGGATCCTGCTTGTTCAGGTATCCTTATCCAGCTCTCCAACGTGAACGTTCAGAACACATTCACAGCTGCAGAGGGTAAGGGCTGGCAGTTCACTCACGACGCTCTCCTCCTCGAGGATGAGACAAACCAGGTGAAGGACGGTGTGGTAACAATCACATACGGTTCTGACGGCACTACTATCCAGAAGGTGACATTCGCACCAGAGGACGAGGAAGGTAAGTCTTACAACAATAAGGTGTACGACCTCACTTCTACAGTGGAGTTCAAGACAGAAGTCTCAGCCTAAGACAAGCTGACCGTCATTGATTACGGGCATTGGCCATGTACGGTCAGTGCCCTTATTTTTTAGAATAATGGAAACAGTCAACAACTTGGATCAATCCATATACAATGCTATCCTTCAGGTCCCGTACTCTTTTGAGGCCGGAGACAGGAAGTTCACTCTTTATCCCGTGACACTCGGAAAGGACATGCTCCTCAAGCAGCATATAAGGGCGGTAGAGGCCATCTCGGGGATCGGTGCGGAGAATGTACAGCAAATGGCACTAAGGGCCGTCAGAACGCAAAAAAGAGAGGTCCTGAGGATTCTGGCAATAAACACTCTCGACAGAAAAGAAGAACTTCTCGATGAATATGCGATATCGGAGAGAATCATGGATCTCGACTCTGTACTTGAGGACGAGGAGGAAGCTGCTCTTCTGGTGATATGTCTGAACGAGCTGGGCAATGTCGTGACACTGCTCAAGGATACAGGGATAGAGGCTGAAAGGGAAAATATGAAGACCATTCAAAAGGTCAAGAAGGAGAACCGGAACTCAATACAATTCGGAGGACTCACAATCTATGGAAGGCTCCTCGATGTGGCATGCGAGAGATACGGATGGACCCTCGACTACCTTTTGTGGGGAATAAGCATGACGAACCTTCAGCTGATGCTCGCAGACCAGATAACCTCGGTGTTCCTCTCGGACGAGGAACTGAAGGCACTCGACAGCTATGACGAGGAGGACAGCATCGATGCGGATGATCCGGATAGCAGGGATAGATTACATGATATGTTAGGAGGTTGATATATGGCAATAAATTTTAATATTAACGGAAACAACAGCGGCTTCAAGAAAGCTGCCGACGACACCGTCAAGTCGATGAAGGAGATGGCCAGGGAGGCGGGTAACACTCAGACCCAGGTCAACGGCATGTTCAAGGACATGGCCAAGCAGGCTGCTGCATTTGCCGGTCTGAGCGTCGGAGCTGCCGGCATGAAGGCCTTTGCTTCAAGCATCGTGAATGTCCGCAAGGAGATGCAGAGCCTCAGTACCTCATTCAAGGTCCTTCTTGGAGACGAGGCCAAAGCCACGGCGATGTTCGGGGGACTGAAGGATTTCGCAGCTTCGACGCCTCTCATGCTCAAGGACCTTGCTTCTGGTGCACAGACCATGCTCGGATTCAACATCGAGGCCGAGAAGGTGGTCCCGACACTCAAGGCGATAGGCGACATCTCCATGGGCGATGCCCAGAGGTTCCAGAGTCTCACTCTCGCGTTCTCTCAGATGAGCGCTACGGGCAAGCTCATGGGACAGGATCTCCTGCAGATGATCAATGCCGGATTCAATCCGCTGACCGTAATGGCGGAAAAGACAGGTAAGAGCATAGCAGAGCTCAAGGATGAGATGAGTGCGGGTGCCATCAGCGCACAGATGGTAGCCGATGCATTCATGTTAGCCACATCGGAAGGCGGTAAGTTCTATGGTATGCTCGAGAAGCAGGGACAAGACCTCAAGGGACAGATCAACCAGCTCCAGGGAGCACTCGATGATATGTTTAACTCCCTTGGAGAACAGTCTGAAGGAGTGGTCAGCTCGGCAATTGGAGGAGTAACCACACTCGTACAGAACTACGAGAAGGTCGGTAAGATTCTCGCTACACTCATCGCTACATACGGAGCATACAAGGCCGCTACGGTAGCCGTGTCTGCAATAGAGATGGCCAATGCTGTAGGTATCGGAATGACCACCAAATCATTGTGGGAGTCGGTACTCGCCACCAAGGCCGGAACAGCAGCACAGCTCGCTTTCAACACGGCTGTGAAGGCTAACCCATATGTGATGCTCGCAACGGCTCTCGTGACAGTTGTGGGCCTTTTATGGACGTTTGCAGACAAGACAGACGAGGCAGCAGAGGCACAGAAACGACTGAACGACGAGATGGACCGATTCTCAAAGAAACAGGAGGACGAGGCGAAGATAGTCAAGGACCTCATAGCTGCAATCCAGGACGAGTCGTCTACTGATGCACAGCGACTCCAGGCATACGAGGAACTGAGCACAAAATGCTCGGCACTCACGCAACAGTACACACTCGAACAGCTGGCAGTGCTCGACCTTACGAAGGCATATAAGGGCCTGAATGAGGTGCAGGAAGCTGATCGCATGAAGTTCATAGCAGAGGACACCAACAAGCTCGTACGCGTCTACAACGACCTTCTGAGGGTCAAGTCGGGAAAGCAGAAGTCTGCCGGTTCGGAGACCCAGGAATTCATTCAGAAGAACAATCTCGCCGGTCTGGGATTCGACAACATCATGAAGATGCTCAAGCAGCGCATCACCGATCAGAGGAACCAGTACAACAGCTGGGAGGAGGCTAAGAACAACACGACTCCAAACACCACATACCGGGAGGATGCTCGTAAGGCAATGAACGACTGGCAGTCTGCCAAGATCACATACGAGAAGCTCGCAAAGAGTCAGACTGCAACGGCAAAGGAGGTGGCAGAAGCGAGATCCAAGATGGAAACACTCGATAAGGCATATGAGACTCTGACAGGAAAGAAGGCGTCCGATACCGTCAAGGATATGTCCAAGGACAAGACCAGGGAGCGGGAGCTCAAGGTACTCGATCTCGAGAAGCAGCAGGCCAAGGAAGCGGAACGAGCAGCCTATGACAGGGAGTTCGCAATAGAGCAGGCCCGCATCAACGCAATGGAGGACGGTACTGCCAAGATTCTGGACCAGATCCAGCTCGACTATGAGATGGAGAAGAAGAAGATCGGCCGCATGGAGGCTGACCTCCTCGAGGAGCGTGAGAGAAAGGCACGTGAGATGTGGGAGGCTCAGAACAAGGTCGAGGGTGCTACATGGCTGAGCAGCGGTGCCCAGAAGAAGTTCTTTGACAACGGTGGCGGTGAGCTGACCGAAGAGGACAAGAAATACTTTGATGCCCTTAGGGATGCTGCCAGAAACAAGACCCTGAACGTCGATGACCTTATCGAGAAATACCAGGACTACAGCGCCAAGAAGGCTGCAATAGACGAAAGGTATGCTGCAGACCGTGAGCGTATCAACCAGAGGATAAAGGCCAACGATGAAAAGCTGGCCGGACTCGGGGACACTGAAGACGAGAAGAAGATCCGCACTAAGATTGAGAAGGAACAGAAGGCACTCCGCTCGTCCCTGGCGCAAAGTACAGTAGAGGAAGCCAGGGACCGCATGTCGGTAGCCATGGAGGAGCTCAAGGCAGATCCGGCATTCCTTCAGGCATTCGAGGACCTGGAGTCTGTATCGGCGAAGACTCTCGACAACCTGTACAACCGTCTCGTGGCTCTTAAGCCACAGCTCGAAGGACTCGATCCAAAGAACATGAAGGTTATTCTTGACCTCATGAATAACATCCAGAACACTAAGATCAAGAAGGATCCGTTCAAGGAGTACAAGACGGCTTTGCAGGAACTCAGGGAAGCTGAGAATTCGGGAGACGAGGATGCCATCATCAAGGCACGAAAGAAGGTAGAGAGGGCCTATGCATCCATCAGGGAGTCTGTAGATGAGCTCGCTGAATCCATCAGGAACCTCGGGAATGTAGTCGGAGGAGAAGCAGGAGAGATTCTCAGTCTCATCGGAGACGTCATGCTCTTCACAACATCTTCCATCAAGGGAATGCAGTCCGCTGCAGAGGCATCGTCAAGAGCAATACAGATGGTGGAGCGTGCATCGGTTATCCTTGCAATCATCTCAGCGGCAATTCAGATATTCCAGAAGCTGAATGAGGTACTGAACAAGTTCTCCTCTGCAGCAAAGCACGACGAGCTTGTGAAGAAGCAGCAGGACATCAATAATCTTGCAGATGCAGTCAACAGCTACCGTCTTGAGGTACTGAAGGCAACCCAGGCCGAAGATGACTGGTTCGGAGCCAACGGGCTCGGAAACCTCAATAACCTCGCCGAACAGAATGCGGTCGCTTATGAAAACTACTTCGAGAAACTGAACCAGATACAGGTTAAGTACCGGGACAAGTCGAAGAACGACAACAACTGGACAAACCTGCTCGGTGTTCTCGGTATAGGCACTCCTACGTTCTGGACGTCTCTGTCCGGCATGCTTGACGCCTACGGCAATGACAGCAGCTACACAAGCGCTCTGAACAACCTGCGTATCGAGACACAGAAGCGCAAGAAGTCGTTCATGGGTATCGGTGGAAGGAACCAGAAAACGGAAGATCTCCGTTCATGGGCAAAAAGCCAGTTCGGAGAGGATCTGTTCGACATGGACGGATTCGTGAACATCCAGCTTGCTGAGACCATCATCGATTCATACGGAGACAAGCTGCAGGGAGAGACCAAGGACACCCTCGAGGCTCTTGTCGAGCTCAAGAAGGAGTATGAGCAGTATCAGGAATCCCTTAGAGACTATGTCGCAGAGCTGTATGAACCTCTTGTGGATAACTTCGTCGATTCCATGTGGGAATGGTTCGACAGCGGCGTGGATGCGCTCGGAAAGTTCAAGGAGAAGGCCTCTGACGTATTCAGGGACATCGTATCGGACATGATGCGCACCATCATCCTCAAGAATGTCGTCGCCGGATTCCAGGATCAGGTGACGGATCTGTACAAGCAATATTCGGAGAAGCAGATCGACGAGACTTCTCTCCTCAGAGGCGTGGCTGAGCTCACAGGCGGACTCATGGACCGTTACGAGAACGAGATACCTGTGATACAGCAGATGATGTCGCAGATGTCGGATATTATGTCTTCGAATGGTATCAGCCTCAAGGGATCCGGATCCACGACATCAGCAACAGTAGGAGGAGCATCCGGTATCACCGTAGACCAGGCCAACGAGATGAACGGAAGAATGACCGCAATAGAGATTCAGGGAGAGACTGCAATCAGCCAGAGATCCCAGATACTCAGTCAGAGCACATTGGCCGCAACCATCCTGAACGATATCCTCGACCTCGACGCCATGCGCAACTCCTACCTTTCCGACATATATGAGCGACTTGGCAGGATGCAGGTTCAGATCTCGACGCAGCTCGAGGCAATATCAAATAACACTAAAAAGCTTTGATTATGGGAAAAGCAGGAAATCTTAAGATAAACGGCAAGGACGCGTGGACCACCTGGGGAATAACCATGGACACTAAGGCAATGTCCTCCCTTATGACTCCTCCTCCAATGAAGGAAAATATCAAGAATACTTCAAGACTCTTGCATGGATCGCAGGTGCTTAAGACAAATGTGCGTATGGCATCAAGAACGATAACCATCGTACTACAATTCTCGGCTAAGACGGAGGAAATCTTCATGCAGAGATACCTATCATTCTGCGAAGAGCTGAAAACCGGATTCCTGGATATCGAGACAAAGCATCAGACGGGAGTAGTCTACAAGATGGAGTATAACAGCTGCACTCAGTTCACGGAGTTCTGCTTCGGTATAGCGAAGTTTACACTCAAACTGACAGAAAACGATCCGTCAGACAGGGCTTGACAAGTTGATTTTTAGTAAAAAAAAACGGAGAGACGAAACACTTGTCCCTCCGTTATTTTTTTTATTTTTGCAAAGCAAAACAAGGACCGATATGGATATCATCAAGCCAGATGGCACAACTATACAAGTCATAGTAACGGAAGCGGCACAGCACGTCCAGGAACTCATGGGAGAGGATTATGTCAAGCTCTCATGGATGTCTGACGAATGCGCAGAGCTGTCCGTTGGCTCTTATATCGTTCCGTTCGAGGATGGCGTTCGCTACACCTTATTCAAGGCATACATGCCAAGATGCGTGAATTTAGGAGAATACAGCTACGAGCCGCAGTTCGAGCATCCGAAAATGATATTGGCGCATACTCCACTCTTACTTACTACACGCGTGGCAGACGGACGTGAGGTCAGGGAAACCGACTGGGAGTATACGGGTAACGCAGGAACAATACTTGCACGTATTGCAGACATAATCTCTGATGAAACAGGGGAGACGCTCAGCATAGTACTTCTCGACTATGACGGTAAGCTCCCGGCTAGCGCCTCGGTGTCTTTCAGCGGTGTGGATGTACTGTCGGGACTCAGCACTGTGGCTCAGGCATTCGACAATGCGGAGTACTATATCGACTGGGAATCCAAGATTCTCTATTTCGGCTTTATCAAGTATGACGTCGGCGGTATCGTGCCGGAGCTCACGGTAGGTGGGAATGTGCGAACGGCTACAGTGAACGAGAATGACACTTCAGAGTATGCGAATTGCTTTATAGTTAAGGGGTCTACCCGCAATATGACCTACAAGGCAGAAAGCGGAGAGAACCTGCAGAGTAGCACAAGACTCTCACTTGCTCAAGCTGACGACGATGAATATCCAAAGAGCCTGATAGATACTCGTACAGACAAGACTCTGCCTAAGCTTACTAGCATACTCATCTTCGAGGACATCTTTCCTCAGCTAGATCTCTATGTTTATAACGTAAGGGCACGTATACGCCGTATGCGAGACAACGAGGGAAACTGGGTGGTTAACGAATACAATGCAGACGGCACTGTAAAGAGTTACGTAACATATGCGACCTATTACCTGCGTGCTGCCTATCCTACCGTTGCTGAAGGACATGCTAAGGCATGGACGGACTTCGCAGCCCCGGCAGCCAATGTCGTGGCTGGAAAGAAGCTCACATCGTATTTTATAGCCAACGAAGCAGGTTCTCATTCAATGCTGGCCGGCAGGGAGTTCGAGATGATCTATCACGAAAAAGCGCAGAGCATAAATGCCCAAAGTGACAACGATGGCGTTATTGATACGGGTATAATGATCAGCTCCGGAGACTACGAGATATGCTTCAAGCAGGAAGGAGACCTTATCATACCGAATATGACCACGCTCTACCCTTGGGGAGACGGAGAGTCACTCAGCGAACTAGGAGACGAGGGCATGAAGAACGACAAGATGGTGCTCTATAATATAGTTATGACCGAGGACTATACCGCATCGGCTCAGACACGTCTCAAGGAAACTGCTCTTAACCGTATCTCGGAGCTCCAGGCCGACACCAACAATTATAAGGTTGAGAGCAACCCGATTGTTTTTGGACACAAGCTCCGCATAGGCCAACACGTCCGTTATTGCGATACTGAAGGGCGACAGTTAGACACCCGAGTGTTGAGTCTCATTACAAAGCTCGACATGCCTGGAGAAGTCAGCATAACAGTAGGTAACAATATCATAGTGGGCAACACGAAACAGCTGAAGGAAGAAGTTGCCTCGATGAACAACAATGTAAGCTTGCTGTCTACTATCTTCGATGCAACAAGTTCCTTGTCCCAGTCTCTCAACCGTGCGCAGAAGGAAATGCTGGAGAGTTTTGGCGCCATCAAGGAGATGTGGCAGTTCGATAAGGACGGAAACGTATATTCTACCCGTAACGTATATACATTGCAAGGTCTTTCCGCGTTCGGCATAAACCATGGCAGTAATCCGGGCGTAAATCCGGATGGCGGCGGTTATCAGCGTCTCGATTCTGTTAGAGACTACATGCCGAGCATGGATACTACCCATGTCCTCGGTGCAAAGGTTGCAAATGAGATAAAGAACATTGAAGCAAGAGTTGAAAACCTTGAGACAAATCCAGCTGATTCCGACAAGCATCTTATCATAAACCATCAGGTCGCGGAAAAAGTATGGAACATAACACACAACCTAGGCAAGATGCCATCTGTAACTGTTGTTACAAGTGATGGTGTTTGTGTTGTCGGAGAGGTTAGATATATAGATGAAAACTCGCTGACTTTGACTTTCGGTTGTGAGTTCAGCGGCAAAGTGATATTAAATTAACAACTATAGATATGGCATTAAAACATATAGTACCGATAGACCTTGGAGACTTGGAGTTGCAAAATGCTAAGATGCAGACTACGCCTACGACGAGTCTGCCAGCTGCGTCAACCAAGACTGGTCAGTTCCGATTTGATTCTACAGCCAAGCGAATGAAATATTCGGATGGTACTAATTGGATTGACCTTGTAGCGCCATCTTGGGATAACATTATTGGCAAGCCTAGTTTTGGCAGTTTAGCCCTAAAGGACGGAATTGCATACAATGACCTTACCACAAAGCCGACATCTGAGCAGATTCAAGCTCTTGTAGGAGACTATGTGACTACATTCAGCGGACAGACAGGTGCAATCACCGTTCGAGGCTCTCTTACGGCAAATGGTAGCGTAAACCTTGCGATGAGCGGCAAACAGTTGCAAGCGTCTATTGTCGGTCTCGGAACTGCGGCATACAAGGCTGATACATATTTCGTGGCTGCAAACACAGCTATTACTGGTGCTACAAAGTGCAAGATTACATACGATTCAAAAGGTCTTGTTACTGGCGGTGCAGATTTGTCAGCAAGTGACATCCCTAACCTCTCGGCTACAAAGATTACAAGCGGCACACTATCGTTTGACCGTCTGCCTTCGATGTATTGGGCAAATGTGGCTGTTTCTAGTTCGTCAAGCAATCAAACAGAGCCTTACTTTAAGAGCATAACAATCGGTAACGGCACAAAGGGCGTAAAGATTGAGTACGATGCAACTAACGACTGCTTGAAAATTAATGGTGGTCTATACTCGACAGATTTTGTTTCTGCATATGGCTACAATAGTGGTGGCGGTGGATCAAGCGAAGGAGGTGGAGCGAGACTTGATTCTTGGAGCGAATATGATGCTACAAAGGCAACATGGTATCTTTCTGCTGGACTTGGCTATGACTTGTACTTGAAGGCAAATACTGCAAGTTCAAGTATCACAAACCTCACGACAAGGCTCTCGACCATCGAATCATATTTCGCAGTTCCAGATGCAGACGATGTACTTAACAAGTTCCAAGAGATTGTAACATTCCTTGGCGGATATAGCGAGAGCAGCACTCTTGCTGGCGCACTTGGAGATAAGGTAAGCGCAAGTGACCTCAAGACTCTTACGTTCAAGCTAGGTACAACAGCGAAGGTTACATATGACACTACATCGGCTGCTTCGGTTGCTTTCAGCGGAAGCTCAACTGCTGGCAAGAAGGTGTCAATTACAGAATCAAGCGGCACATTCACATTCGCTTTGACAGATACTTACGCTGGCGGTACTGCCGTTACTCTCAACGGCACAAGCAAGGCTTCGTCTACAGCTTCGTTCTACGCACCAACGGCAAGCGGAACAGCGGGTCAGTTGTTGGTATCGGGAGGCGCGAATACAGCACCATCTTGGTCAAGCACATTCACAACAAGCACAATTGCAAGAGTGTTCCGTACGGCAATTACTGGCGATGGTTCGACAACTGAATTTACAGTTACTCACAATTTTGCTCTCGGAACAACAATTGACAAGTACTCGGCTCACGTTCAAGTGTACGATGCAAGCGGAAACATGGTAATGACAGATGTTCAAGCAGCTGGCACAAGTTCTTGCAAGATTGGATTCGCAGCAGCACCAACAAGCGGAACAAAGTATTATGTTGTAGTAGTTGCATAACAAATAATCGAACATGAAATATCTAGGCACAACGTCCGTTGAGATGGACGCAGTAACAAAGAAATATGTAGATGATGCTTCATCCAAAGGCAATACAGCCTACGGATGGGGCAATCATGCTTCTGCTGGGTATGTGAAATCTAGTGGTGTTACATCTATCACTATAAAGAATGGCACAGGAATAACTGGTGGTAGCAATACTGCAACCACAACTACTGGTACATATACAATTGGTTTGACTACTGCAATACAGACGGACATTGCAAATGGTGCTACTGCATACGGATGGGGCAACCACGCAAACGCAGGATATCTCAAGACTCACCAAGACATCAGCGGAAAGTTCAACGTAAGCGGTGGAACATTCACTGGCGCAATCACATTGAAGAATGACTTGTATTATACTGCTAGCAACTTTGGTCTTGACTGCGCGAACTCCGATATTATCCGTGTAAATTCTTTGTATACTGCTGATACAGCTGACAACACATCGGAGGGTATACATTTCTATCGTGACGCGACACATTGGGATACACTTACTGCAAATGGCGGCAATCTGTATTTCATGCCTAACGATGTGCTTGCTGGTACAGCATTTTCAAGCGCAAAGAAAGTTGTCCTTGACGATGATAACAGATTGACAAATGCTCGTAACGCTGCTGATGTATATGCTTGGGCGAAGGCTGCAACAAAGCCTACATATAATTGGGGTGAGATTACAAATAGCGGTGCAGAAAATATAGCAGAAGGTTCTAGTGATGTAACTGACAATACAGAAATACTCACATCTTATGCAAGCAATAATGGCTTTGCCGACACAAATGGAAAGGGTATTGTCTATCGTAGGGATGCTATTAAGATGTTTAACTACATCAAAGGGAAACTGCCATCATGGGCAACAAAATCAAGCCTTGCTGCAAGTGATGTACCTACACTTAACCAAAACACAACTGGTAATGCAGCTACAGCAAGCGCATTATCTGCATTAAGTTCAAACGATACTGCGAGTTCTAATGATACATGGAGAAAAGTTTGGATATCTTATGCTGATGGTGTAACTGGCAGACCTGCTCTCGATGGAACTTTTGCATTTCAGACTAGTACTAGTCTATTACGCACTGGTAAAGGTATAGTACTTGGCAGAAGAAGAGATGGCGTTTTGACATATACAATTGATTCAGCAGCCGATTCTACAACAGAAGATGGTGGTCACACTTTACGTATTGCAAATTCAAGTGGTGGTGGAACAGCATATATTGACTTAGTTTATCAAAAGCTTGTAACTAACTGTAATGTCGGTATCGGCACATCTTCGCCATCGGCTAAATTAGATGTTAATGGAAGCGCAAATATAAGCGGAAATTTGACTATTGCCAATAATAGGCAGTTCATTTTTAATACTTCAGATGGAGGTACTCTGTCAATGGTAGAGGTGACATCTGGAAATACTGGTTTTTTTGGATATTCTTTAGCATCAAATAATCTCACTGGTGTGTATGAGGCTGGTACAATGAAATTCCGTACAGGTACTTCACATACTGAAAGAATGTGTATTACAAGTGGAGGCAACGTAGGAATTGGCACAACAAACCCGAGCGCAAAACTACATGTTGCAAGCGGTGACGCTGGAATTGTTCGATTGTTTAGAACAAACAGCGGTGGAGCTTTCATTGATTATTACAATAATAACCAAAGCTCTAAATTTTGGAGAGTTGGTGCGTCGGCTGAAGATAGGTTCTCGTTCTATGTAGACGGAGCAACCAACGTATTCTACGTTGATAGAAGCGGCAATACAGTAGCCGCTGGCAATGTAGCAGCATATTCTTCTGCTTCCGATATGCGATTAAAAACCATTACTGATAGCAGCTACGATGCGTTGGGTATTCTCAATTCGCTTAGTACATTCAAGTACAAGTGGAATGACCAAGCAAAGAGCATTGCAGACATCTTCAAAGATGATAATGAAGAGCATTTCGGATTGTCGGCACAAGAGATACAGAAGGTTAGAGGATATCTTGTCAGCAAGGCTATCAATAACGAGTATTATGTATTAAAGAAAGACGAGTTAGTTCCTTTGTTGGTGCGAGCTATCAAGCAGTTGACAGAGCGTGTAGAGGAACTTGAAAACAAATGATTGTTGAACTACAAAAATAATAGAATATGAGCGTAACAAATAATATTGTATCAAAGACTGACTCAACATCAATTAGCGAGGTAAGTTCTTTGATCGGTGCTGGAACAAATGACCTTGGTACACTTTGCAAGCACGCGAATATCAAGATGTGGGCGCGATATAAGCCAGTAGTCAATGCTAGTGTAAGCAGTAGCAATGATGGTAAGGGAGGAGACGGCAACTATGGTTTTTCAGTAGTTACCGCATCATCTTTGGATACATTGGTAAGTTCTTTCGACAACGGCATGAATGGTTGGGCATATGTCAAGCCAAGTGGCGGTGCTTCATCTCCTTATCGTCTTGGAGATTTTAGAGGCTATAACCACAACGTATTGCCGCCAATCGGAGACTTTGCTAACGTGACAAGCCACAGCGTTGACACAGAGCTGCAACTGACAGCAATTTCGCAGATTACTGAGGATACAACAGTTGTACCTCTCTACGATGTGGCAGCAATAAAGGACAGCAGCGGAAATGCTCCTTACTTTGGTGTAGCTATGATTATGAGTGGAGAGACATCTTACAACTATGTAACCAACAGCGAGAGATTCAATGGCGCGGCATCAATCAAGATTCCAGCGGACTTTTTCCCTTCGAACAAGAACGGAAAGACGGTGACAGTCTACCCAATATTCTCGACTGCGGCAAGAACAAGTGCTAGTGCAAGTCAAGGCACGTCAAAGTTTGCTTTCGTGCCAAATATGAAATCACTTTCTTTTGTGCTGCAAACTGCTACTGCTGATTTCAACGGTGCTATCCTTGCTACATTCAATACAGCAAAGACCTCCGTATCTGTATCTGGTACTCTTACAAAGAATCGCAATGTTACAGCGAACAATGTATATATCTATGTCAAGTTCGCCAATAGTGATGATACAACGACACTAAAGAGTGGAGAGTTATCATATCATTTGGTAGACCAGACTTTGAGTGTTGGAGCATCTGCAAATATTGACTTTAGAGAGTATGGCACATCATCTTCTATAGCACAAGCAAGGAAGAGTGTGGCAATCCCAACATCTATGGCTAATAATTGTAAGGTATTGCTTTATGTGGCTGGTAATCTAGTTGCGAAGACAACTGCCGTTGACGCAGAAGGTGGAGGTGGACAACTTTAATTCAAAATAATATGGACAACGAAATGTTTTATCATAACGAACGGAAAGAGGTGCAAGAAACAAGTGCGCCTCCTTCTGCTCCAAAGAAAGAGGAGAAGCCTTGCTTCTTCGTTAGAGTGTGGAATTGGATTAAGAATCTTTTTAACTAAGTGAGTATATGTATATCGAAACTAAGAACGGCTACACACACCTTACAGCGCACGAAGGTCGAGTATTGAGCAATGAGAGAATCGGAGTTGTGTCAAAGGACATCTACCTTTCGCCAAGTATGAACGCTAACGATTGGAAAGAGGTCAGTGAGTTTGTATTGCTCACACCACAAGAGCAGCAGAATCGTCTCAGCGAGTTGGAGAACAAGCTGGCAGAAGCGAAAGCTATGACAGAAGATTTGTCTAATGCGCAAAATCTATTGTAGTATGGAAAATATAACAAGTCAAATTGGTGGTCTGCTAACTTACATCAACGAGCAGACAAACAGTAATTTCGAGAGATTGGGCGAGGCGGTAAAATTCCTTGTCGATAATTATAAGTTAAACAATTAAACCCAAATTACATGTATTACATTCTTGAGCATCAGGTACGACCAGATGGAGTTGTCAACACATTGGCAGAGGTTGCACGCACTACATTCACTATGGCATATTCATATTTCTATGACCGCTGTAGCAAGATGAGCGCAAACGAGCAGTTTGTAAGCGTACACGTTATGCTTGTAGACGATAAGCTTGCTGTCATTGACAAGAAAGACATCGTCACATCTTACGTTGAGCCAACTCCGACTGAGGAAGCTCAGTAATTAACTTGGGTGGAGTCTGCGGACTCTGCCCACAAATCCTTTTTTTGATATTTAAATATAAAAGACTATGGTTACACTAAAGACAGAATCTGCTGTGATGGCTTACAGTATTCTCAACACAGCAAAATTGAGAGGCATCGAGAATAATATCAAGTTCGAGTTGGTCAAAATTGTATGCAAGCTCAAACCTGTAGCAACCGCTTTCGAGGCATTCCTCGAGGATGTACAGACTCGTCTTCGTCCAGAGAATTTCGATGAGATGCAGCAGAAGGCTCAAGATTGGCAGAAGCAGGAGCAAGAGGGTAATGTTACTCTCAGCGAGGAAGAGCGCATTGCTATCAATAAGTTCTTCAACGACTATGCTGTGAGCGTTAATGCTTGTATCAAGGAAGAGGCTGAAAAGACCGTTGACGTTGATTTCAATCTTCTCAGCGAGGATGCGTTCAATGCTCTCGTTGGTGCTAACGAGGACTGGACAATGGAGCATATCGTTACTCTTAACGAGATTATCGCAGAGTAAGATTTCACTCTATTTTCACATAACTATGAAGGTAGGTGAACGTACCTGCCTTTTTTATATACAAGAAACATGGAAGCATTACAACCAAGTGTAGGAACAACTCTCAAAATCTTAGTGCATTTTGAGGTTGAAGGAAAGACAATGGATGATTGCGATTTCAAGTGCGAATTTTACGGCCGAAATCAAAAGTCGGTTGTCAAGACTAAAGAAGAACATTTGCGTATTGATGAGCATAATTATGTTGCTATCATTGACACGCGAGAGGTAGGAACTGGCTCTATCAAGTGTAAATTGTCGGTTGGTGTTCCAGACGCGGATTGTCCTAACGGAATACGCAAGGAAGTGGTCAGAGTTCCTGCTAACGTAAATGTACTAGAGTAATGGGATGTCTGACTGCTAAAATAGAGCGTAGTGGTGGCATGAGTGCTATGATATCCAACGAAAGGGATATTGTAGCAAATGCCAAGCGTGAAGGTGGCATGAGCGCAGAACTGACAAGGAAAGAGACTATCAAGGTTAAGAATGAGAAGTTGAACAAAATCCTTGTGCAGTTCGGTTTGATCTGCGCAGCAAGCTATGTAAATAAACTTGGCGTAAGCAAAGAGCATCTTTGGCTTTTGCCAGAGAATAATTTTGAAGATTCATTCGCCATTATCACAGAAGTGGAGTGGCATATTACATAACCTTTTTATTATAACTATCACATGGCTAAAGCAAGTTGGGCGGTTGTCAATCCGTCATCAGGAAGCGGCAATAAGTCAGTCAATGTAAGTTCAAGTGCAGCACATACAGGTAGAACTGCAAGACAGACAACATTGACTATTACAGCTGCGAATGTAACACCAAAGTACGTTACCGTAAATCAGGCTGGTAAGCCGGAGTTTACTGAGAATACAAGTGATACAGCGACTGCTGTACAAGGCGGACAAACCGTAACTATCAGCGGTAAGTCTAATTCGAGCAAACTGACATTTACCCTCGGTACTGGAGATTTGGCAATCTCTTTGCCATCTACCTATACGGCTGGCGGTTTGTCGGTATCTAATGGTGCTGCAATCACAGGCGACCTCGGTGCAAGCGCAGAATTTGATTGGTCGATCTCGTTTACAGTAGCTGCAAATACATCTATCAGCGAAAAGTCAAGACAAATCATCGTAACTGACAACGCCGGTAATACTGATACTTGTCAGTTGACACAAGCAGCAGGTGCAGCTACTCTTGAGGTTAAGAAGAATGGTGTTGCAATCACTTCTATCGATATCGATTGGGAAGGCACAGCAGTATCATTTGATGTTGAGTCTAACACTTCTTGGAGCATTAGCTGATGACTAAGACAATTCCTTGGAATAGTGGCGGTGGAAATATTACCCTTACTTACAATGCAAGTGAGGGTAATCAATCCATCGTGCTTACTTCTGACTCCAATAGTAGTACGTCAGCAAGGAGTCAGTCAATTACGTTCAAGGCAGGGAATGTGACAAAATCTCTGCTTGTAAAGCAAGAAGGAGTGCAGAAGCAGCAAGGTTCGATTACTGCAATTCCTAACGGATATAGTTCGACATATTCAAGTTACCAGAGTGTCAATAGTTCGTACCCTATCACAAGAGCATACACCGACACAAGCAGTACAACGTATTGTACTCTTAACTGTAATACAGGTTCAAGGGCAAGCACTTATCTCTCGTTGAGTTTTGACTTATCAAGCATTCCAAGCAATGCGGTGATAACATCAGTGAGTTGTAAGTTCAAGGCAAGAGTCGCTTCTACATCTTATATCAATACGGCAGCAGGTCAGTTGTATGCTAATGATACTGCAAAGGGCAGTTCTGTAAGTTGGAGATCAACATCTACAACAACCGTCTATACTATTACAAATTGCGGCACATGGACGCGAAGCGAGCTGAACAACCTTTTGTTAAGGCTGACTGCAACGAGAGGTACTAACCAGACTACACGCGCCACTACCATTAACATCTATGGTGCGGAGTTGACGGTGAATTATGAGTATTAAGAAATGAGCGAGGATAATTCTTCGCTCATTTTTTTGGGTTCATAAGTGAAAAACGGGAAAGAAAAGCAGAGGAGGAAACCAAGGTTATTATAGATAATAATCCTACCTTTGTAACACAGAACCAAACACAACAGACATGGACATAGAATTCATCAAGACAATCGCCATAGGGCTCCTCGGAGGAGTAAGCATCCTGGAGCTCATCTTCTGGAAAGCAGAGCAGAGAAGCCGCAATGCAGCTGCAACATCAGCAGAGGCCGAGGCCAAGCAGAAGAGCATCGACTTACAGCAGGATCAGTTCGACTTCCTGCAGAAGAAGCTGACAGACTTCGAACAGAAATACTACGACCTTGTAGAGCGCTACCAGGCAGCACTCCATGAGAAGATGGAGCTCGCCGCAAAGATAGCACAGCTCGAACGCAAGGTAGAGCAGCAGAACACTCAGATCTCCGAACTCAAGACGGAGATCGAGACAATGTCTGCCAAGATCAAGACCAAGAGCACAACAACCAAGAAGGCTGCAACTCCTAAGACTCCGGCAAAGAAATGAAGGAACAGAACAAGTGCAGGATAGAGAAGTCCCGTCGCTTCATCAAGCGCATCGTGGTCCACTGCTCAGCGACACCAGAGGGTAAGCAGTTCTATGCAGCTGACATCGACAGATGGCACAAGGCCAACGGGTGGAACGGTATCGGGTACCATTATGTGGTGGATATCAACGGCCGTGTAGAGCTGGGCCGCACTATCCATGTCCAGGGCGCTCATGCGGGCGTATACAACCCGGGGAGCATCGGTATCTGCTACATAGGAGGCCTCGACAAGGACGGTACGGCCAAGGACACCCGCACACAGGACCAGAAGGAGTCGCTGCAGTGGCTTCTGACGGAAATGAAGCGTATGTATCCAAATGCTGAGATCGTAGGACACAGGGACCTGCCGGGCGTGGCCAAGGCCTGTCCGTCGTTTGATGCGAAATCGGAATATAAGAACCTATGAAGGAATTCATCAGAGAAGTAGTCGGAGGATTCATCACCATCATCGTGTGGCTCTCGTCGCTCATATGCCTGGGCCTTCTGTTCGGATGCTCACCGAGAGTGATCCCGGAAGGAAGGACGACGCATGACACAGTATACATCTCGAAGAACTGGCACGACTCGGTACATGTGCTCGACTCCGTATTCATCAAGGAATACATGAAGGGAGACACAGTGTACGTCGACCGTATCAAGTGGAGGGAGCTGTGGAGCGAGAAGGAGATCCACGACACCATATACAAAGCCAGAACCGACACTGTGACCGTAAGAGTCATAGAATACCGACAGACCAGGTGGCAGGAGATCACAGGCATAATGGGCCGCCTCTTCATCTGGCTTGTAGTCGGCCTTATAGGCTTCGTGATCTTCTGGTGGGTTATCCTCAGACACGGGGATCCTCCATAAGGGAAAGAGATTGCAACCTTAGTTCAGAGTTTTTCATGGTATTAAAATTATAAAGTAATGTTTAGGAGAGCGGGACCTGAGAAGGCCTCGCTTTTTTTTGTGTTTCACAAATCCGGAAATGAAAGGTCGTTCAGATAGGCATGATAGGGAAATTTTTCACAGTCCACTGAGCAGACGGATAAAAGCCGTAACTTTGCACCGTTATTCATTCCATCTTAGGTCATGAGCAGGAAATACGAAGAGATAAGACGTATCGCGGGCAATGCGATCAAGTGCTGGCTGATAACGGACGGGGAGAGCGCTACGCTTTCCCTCGACGACATCATCGGGCGCTGCAGGAAGGAGAGCGTTCAGATAGCACGCACACTCGCAGTATGCCAGATACTGTCCTCCGGATTCCCGGTATCGGATATTGCCGACTTCCTGGACCGGACACCTCAGGCTATAAGGGACATGAGAAGCAGGGGGAACGACCTGCTCGAGACGTCCCGGGCCTTCCGGATAGCATACCATGAGGCCACGGACATGAACCGACAGACAGAGCCAAGTAACGAGGGTACCAACTGACAAGATAGTCAGCTGGTATCTTTTTTTTTGCCCCAAGATAAATCCCGACCTTTGCACCGTCAATCAGTTTCGCGCGGACTCGATTGGCATAGTATACTAAACCTTAACTATTTCAAACTATGGGTAATGAAACAACTCGCATCTTCGTTCCGGATGGGAACAATGATGCATTCACAGCCGCAGCTCTCATGAACAACGGTGGCGGTGCATGGGCAAACAACCCTATCTGGGCTCTCGCATTCCTTGGTATCTTTGCAAACGGCGGATTCGGTGGCGGATTCGGCGGCGGTCGCGGAGGCTGTCAGCTCAGCTCGATCCAGGATCAGCTCAACACCATCCAGGGAAACAACTCCCTCATGGCTGCCATCCAGGGCGGCACAGGCGAGGTCCGTTCTCTCGCTAATACATTGAACTGCGACTATAACGCAGTACAGAGTGCAATCAACGGCGTACAGGCTGCCATTTGCAACGTCGGCAACCAGGTGGGCATGACAAGCGCACAGGTTATCAACGCGATCAACACCGGCAATATGAGCCTTACTGCTGCCGTCAAGGACTGCTGCTGCCAGACACAGCAGAACATTCTCAAGATGGGTTACGACAACCAGATCAACAACCTCCAGCAGAGCCAGCTTATTCAAAATGGTTTCAGCCAGGTGGGCTACGCTGCAGCTGAGAACGCATGCGCGATCAAGCAGGCCATCCTCGATCAGACAATCGCCATCGGCGGTAAGATCGACGCACAGGAAAGCGCCCGCAAGGACCGTGAGATCAATGCACTCACAGCACAGCTCGCAACAGTCAACGCACGTGCAGAACGCGCTGCAGAGCTCGCACCTATCTACAAGGCGCTCGAGGAGATCAAGTCTAAGCAGCCAAGCACAGCAACAGTGACCTATCCTAATCTCGTAGGTGTCCCTGCTTCTTTGCTGTACGGTGGTGCATTGGCAGCTGGCGTATTTGGTGGTGCTGGTGTATTCGGTGCTAACGGCGGTGGTATCTTTGGCTAAAAAGAAAGGAGACTACTATGGCACGACCAATTCCATTCAACAGAACGGGCATATATGGTATCAAGTCAGTAGGCACTCCAACATTAACTGCAACCGAATTGACTTATCATTTTGAGCCGCATCCATTTGTACAGGCGCCTTATAACGGCATCCTTATCGTTAATCTGACGACTGATGCCCCAACAGGAGCTACAGGTACATTGCCTGTATTTTTCCAGACAGGAAGCGAACCAAAGTATCCGGTAACCAAAGCGGGTGGAGTGCCATTGACTGTTGCCGATGTACTGTCAGCAGGATATTATCTTCTCTTCTTCGACCGAGGAACAAACATCCTGCAAGTGTTCAACAGTGTTGTCTGAACAGACAGCGAGTATTAACTAAAAAGGAAGAATTATGTTCGGAGCATTAAGACAAGGATCTCCGCTGTTCGTGCTTGACAAGCAGAACGGCCCAACATTGAAGATCGGAAGCATAGTGAGCGTTACACAGCCTACGGGGTTCAACACCATGCCGTGGGTTCAGAACATGCCGGGACAGACGATAGACGCCGTCGTGAGATTCGAGGACGGAACCCAGAACGAATACCAGAAGCTGCAGACGAACCTCTCCGTAGCTGTATACGGCAATACCGTGGTCACAGAGACCAAGGAACTGATGCAGCAGGAGGTGGAGTCCATGGCCCGCAACGCGAAGGCGGTGCTCGAGACCGTCGACTTCAACAAGGGAGTGATCGCGGCATGCGAGGATATGATGAAGAAGCTCTCTCCGTCCTTTGCCAAGGAGCGGGAGCTGGAAGAGCGTCTCGGATCCCTCGAGCTCGGGTTCCAGGACATCAAGGAGATCAAGAGCATCCTTGCACAGATGATGGCCGGACATAGTCCTTCCGGCAAGTCAAACCCTAAAACAGAATAACTATGGGATACAAGATGTATGAGATCTCTTCCGAGAAGAAGGGAGAGCTTATGGAGCATGCTGAGAAGGCGTATGAGCACGTCGGCAAGATGCTCGAGTGTATCGAGGCAATGGGCGGAACCGGTCAGATGGGCATGCGAGACGGAGACGAGTGGTATATCCGTCAGATGCAGCGAGGAGGCTACGGCAGCCGTGACGAGATGGGATACCGTGACGAAATGGGCTACAGGGAGGACATGATGGGCGAACGCCGTGGTGTCCGTGGCACAGGCCGATACGGCATGCGTATGGGATACAGAGATCCTTATTACAGTTAATTATCAAGAGAGGGAATTCTTATGTTCCCTCTCTTTAATCCTATTTTTATATGGCAAGTTTAGATCAATTCATAAGAAGACCAGAAGAAATGGTTTCTTATTTGAGCAATAATGCATGGCATTTCAATAAAAAGGCTTGTGACTTTGCAGTTTCGTTGATGAGAAGACACAGCTCTGCAACTAACAAGATGGAGCGAATCGATGCATATTCGAAAGATCAAGTTGAAGATTTGCTTACAAAACATGGGATTACCCTTGAAAATAACAAAGGGTATGATTTTGTGTATGTTTGTAATATGGCAATAGCTGATTTTTGGAAATCATCAATTGAAGACGAAAGACACCTCGCGCTGTACGTCAAGGATGTTATAGATGATGTGGATGCACCCGATGGAAACGTCTTCAGAAGGTGGTATTCAGACATGATCGCAAAAGGGATGCCGATCAATTGGGATGTATTGATTTGAGGTATTCATCCTCATACATCCATCGATAGCCCCCGGAAGTCGGTATAATATGTCTGCAAACCTTACTTACATTTGAAGGAGCGAACCCGTCTTCTTTTACAGAGGTTATTGTCGGGTATATTTTGATCGGATCTCCCAGACGAACGATAGATCTTGATTTCACATGCTCAGCACCAGAATAGTGCTTAGCAGGGAACGGATAACCGCTCGCGTATTTTTCCTTCAGAACTTCTGATTGTCTCTTTGATGTAATCGGATTTAGCTGGTTCTCGGATTGCGTGACCCAACGAAGGTTCTCGACGCGATTGTCGTCTTTTACACAGTTTATATGATCTACCTGAGGTTTGTTTTGAGGGTTAGGGATAAATGCAGTAGCGACTACTTGGTGGACAGACAGGGCGGTACGAGTGCCATTCTTGTATAGAACGACTCTCAGGTACCCTTTGGCGGTTCTCAAAAGTCTTAGGGTTCTTCCTGTTAAGTTCTTGCCGGTATTGCTAGTGCGAGGAAGAGATCTGACATTGCCAAGATTGCTAACTTGGTAGTACCCGACGAAACCCTCGACATCTTTCCAAATTTCCATAATTATGAAGTTGTTGATTTGAGTACAAATATACGATTCCAATTTTAAAAACCAAAATATCAAGCCTATGATCGTTCAGGACATATACCTCGGAAGGGTGGACTGGCATGTGCGCATCTATTATGCAGTGACCACCTACTACGCGCATGAGATCCTGGACGACCTCATGGCGATAGGATGCACTGGAAAGTACTTGCGTGATGCACAGGCCAACCTATGGGCGGGAAAGCTCGACTCCGGACTGACTTACTCCAACATGGAGAGACATGAGACTGTCATGGTCATTGCTAAGGCCTCGGAAGGCGCGGAGTACTGGAACTCGATAGACCACGAGAAGAACCACCTGCTGCAGCATATCGCACTCACCTGCGAGATTGATCCGTACGGAGAGGAGATAAGCTACATCAGCGGAGAACTCATCAGAGACATCTACAGAATGGCCAAAGGCCTGCTGTGCGACTGCTGTCGGAAAAGACGTCTCCAGATACTATGAAACAACCCGGTAAATTGCCGTTTTTGGTTTTTTACCGGGTTTGTTTTTTTATAAGTCCGTTCAGTGTCTTTTATTATAGGTAATTCTTAAATATTGTACAAAATTAACCCTTTTAGAGCCGTTCGATACTTTTGGGTATCACATTAAAGCTCGGGACACGAACGGTTAGAGAGGGCACAAGAGGCAAAGGTGCGGAAAGGACGGACGGGACCGGTACAGGTCCGTCAAAACCGGGTGCTTTTGCGGGTGCCCGTTTTTTGCATGGGTGCTAAGTGTTAAAAAGCTCCATGTTCGACTTCCTGGCCGTATCGGCGATGGCGATATAAGGCTTCATCGAGTCGAAGGAAGCATGACCCGTCCACTGCATTACGATCGTCGGACTGATGCCGAGAGTGAGGGCGTGGACGATGAACGTATGACGTCCCCAGTGGGTGGAGATGGCGTCGTACTTCTCGACCAGCTGCTCGGTCATCTTGTTACCATGGAAGCACAGCTCGCGTACGAGGCCCCTCACACCGGCTGCCTTCGCAATGGTATGGAGGTGGTAGTTCCTCGTGCGTACGTTCACAGGAGGAAAGACGAGATCGTCCTGACGCCTTCCGAGAGCAACCTGACGGTCTATGAGGGCGCGGGAGAACTGATTGAGCTCGATGAACGTCGGCTTGGTGGTCTTCTTCGCAACGAGAGCGATGTGAGGCGTCTCGCAGTCGAGATGGACCTGAGACCATGTCAGGCTTGTACAGTCGCTCACACGGAGGCCTGTGGCGCAGCAGAAGCAGAACGCATCGCGTACGGCTATCTGAACAGGATCCAGGAGCTGCACATACATCATCAGCTTGAACTCCTCCCATTCCAGGTAGTGGACGTCCTTCTTGCCGAGGCCCTTGAGCTTGGGCCTGAAGGTGTCGTGGAGGTTCCCGTGATAGAGCTTCTTCTGGGCAGCGTATCTGAGCATGGTACGCAGACGGACGAGGTAGAGGTTCACAGACTGGTTCTCGAGGCCGTCCTGCCAGAGCTCGCCGATGAACTCCGAGAGGTCATTCTCGGTAATCTCGTCGAGAGGCTTCTCCGCAAAGTCGAAGTCCCTCAGACGCCGCTGCGCGGTTATGTACGAGTTCGTGGTGGCCGACTCGAGAACGTTGGCCGGATCGGACATGTAACGGGCGAACGCCTCTATGAGGTTGATACCGGTATCCGGATCATCCTCCTTCCTCAGACGTCCCATCCTGCGGTCGAAGTCCAGCTTCAGGACTGAAGGCTCGGGGACGGTACCGTCGAGGTCGTATCTCGCAAGGATCTCACCGATGAGAGCCTCCTGGCGGGACAGCTCGCGGTTGATGTCGGATGCGGACTCATGGTACCTGTTACCCGTTCCCGTCTTCATGCGCATGGCCTCGGAGTCCCACTTGTCGGGAGGACAGACGAAACCCGTGCGGAGATCCAGACGAAGGCCCGAATAGCCGATGCGCATACGTATCGGAAGGTCCGAAGCCTTTCCCGGAGCAAGGGAAAACTTGATAGAAATCTTCATGAGTTAATTTTGTCGAATTTTGCGCGTGTCCGCACGTAATTAAAAGGTGGCACAGTTACAAGGATGTAACAAAACGAGGCCAACGTGAGCGAAATGTGGGCCTGATCGTGCAAAAGACTGATAAAAACGTGCAAATACGGCAGGGTAATGTAAAAACCGGTTGAAACAAATCAAAGCGTTAAGGGGGTGGTCCAGGTTCTATTCCTTATCTTTGCGCTGTATATATAACGCGAAAAAGCACTTAAATATTCATTGTTGGTATTTAAGAATTATGAAGTTGTTGATAAGGGATGAGTCGGGAGACTGGTCCCTTTCTTATGTCTGGTGGATGTTGACGAGTCCGCCGGACTTCCCGCACAGATTCTGTATCAGGGACTCCATCATCTTGTCATTCTTCTCGCGCTCCATTTTGATGGCATTGTGATACGCCTCATTCTCCCTCAGTATTCGGGAGCGTTCCTCGAGCAGGGTCTTGGTGCTTTCAGAAGCCTCGCGGAACCTCTCGACATAAGAGTCCCTCAGATCCGCATCTGTCCTGGATATCTGATTGACCGTCTCGGAGAGGGAACGGATCATCTCGTTTGTCTTTGAGATTCGATCCTCGGAAGCCTGAAGGAGCTGGTGTATCTTAAGCATCTCCTCCTCATGGTAGCGGCGTTCTTCCCTATGGTGCTTCAGAAGCTCACCGAAGTAAGTCCTGAACGACTCCATACTCTTGTTGTGTTCCTCGGTCTCATGCTTATGAAGCTCGACCTCCTGTTTGTGCAATTCAAGCACGGCCCGGAGAAGGTTCCGGGTTTCCTCCAATTCATCCATAATAGTTTTATTTCCAAGTACTACAATCGTACCAATCACATAGCTTGTCAGGAAGGGTACCGTCTGGGTGGTTTGTAATTGCTAATTGCTGCAATTTCGGAGACCAGTGTATATAGCCTTCAAACTCTTCTTTTTCCGGGGAACCATAAGACACAGGTCTTGAGATGTGAATCTTGTCTCCTGATATTGAATAATCAAAATGCCATATTACACCTCCATAAGAAGAATAAACTTTATATGGATCTTCATAAAAGGTAATACGCCCATTTTCAAACCATAGTTCGTTGATACCTCTTGGGGAACTGTAGAATTTTTTAGCCTTTTCAAGCTGAGAGGCGGTTACTGTTTGAAGGGTATCTTCTTGTTCTACAGGATTGTCTTCGCTGCTACACGAAGAAAAAGCAACAGAAGCCATCATGGCCAAAAGTAAAATCAACACTTTTCTCATAATAGTAAATATTAAATGTTATAGGTATAAAGATAAATAGTTCACTTATCATTTCTTCTCGAGCAAAGAGATGAGTCGATCCTGCTGTTTCAGGAGCTCTGTTATCTGAGCAGATTGCTGGCTCAAGACCTGAATCAAAGTTGCATCATTCGTCATTTGGTTACCATCACCATTCTGCACAGGTCCCTGATTCCCTTCTATCTTGGTCCTGCTCATATCGACGTTCACTATCGGGCCTTGTGGCATTTCTCCGTCACCTGCATATTTAGCAACGGTCTCGAAACCGTACTTGTCAATCAAAAGACGAATTTGCATCGCGGTAAGAGAACGACCCTTGCTGACAATGTTGTAAATGTGCCCTGTACTGCAGTTAAATATTGAAGCCAATTTCTCGGGAGTCAAATCGACTTCGTTCATAAAAGATTTCAGATTCATAATGTTTAATGTTTTGATTAAATAATTTTGACATGTAGAGATTTCAATTTAATATCAATATTAGATATGTTTAATGTATATTTTAATAAATCTAATATTAACATTAAATATTTAATCTTTTTACTTTATCTTTGCAGTGCGATTTTAATAAAACATCACCGCAAATATACACAAAGTTTTAGATACACCAAAACTAAAACTGGAAAACTTTTAACAACTTCAAGATTTTACGCATTATGCTACACAATGAATTCGAAAAGCTCACAGGCTTACAGGTAACAGAAGAAGAGTTCAACGCAATCAACGCAATGTACGAGACTGCTGACGACAGCATCAACAAGCAACTGTTCTGTGCCGATTGGATGAAGCACAAGGACAGTGTTCTGCTGTGCGATTACTACAAGCAGGTTGGCAGACTTGAGAAGACAGTACAGGAACTCAAGGAAGAGATCGAGGAACATGAGGATCTCCTGGCAAGAGCATGCGCCAACCATCACAAGATGCTCGAAGAGGTGAAGCGAAGCACTGCGGAGTTCCTTATCGACCAGGCTGAGAAACTCGAGAGCAGAGAGCTCGCACACAAGGCTGTCGAACTCATCGGAATGAAGGAGTTCATCGGAATCAAGCTCCAGAAGGGATACAAGCTCTATCAGAAGGACAAGGACTTCATCATCGAGCAGATGGGAGTCAAGAAGATCGTCGAGAGCATAAACGAGGAACGCGACGCAGAATTCGACGAGGACTGATGAACTACACAACTGCAGCAATAAACGCCAACTTCCGCATCAAGGTGTACGGATGGGTTGACGGGCTGAAGATAGACATGCTGGTGGGAGTCGCAGGACTCCTCCAGCTTATCGGAACCGACTACGCAAACAAGTTCGTAGCCAGAGCATTCAAATCAGGAGAGAACAGAACGATCTGCAAGCTTCGCAGAGGATTAAAGATAACATTCTACGTCAAGTAACATGAGCGAATTCTACGCAATTGAGAGCATCAGGCTCACAGACTACTACGGATGTACACAGGAGTGCCCGGTAGCACAGCTGCTGCCGATGTTTCAAAGGACAGAGAACAGGGCACCGAGATACGTCGAGGATAAATGGCTTAAGTGGTGCAACCAGATATACAGGCACACATGGACGAACATCAAACTCGTCATAAGATATTTGTAAACCATTCCAAATTCATCATCAATATATTTCATTTTTACAGGTATTTACTGCCGTGGTTAGTGAGAATAGCGGCATTCCATAAGATACTAATTAAAAACAACATATATATGAAAACTTCAACATTAAGAACAATCGCAGAGCTCAACGCACAGCCGCTGATCAGAGTATCGAAGATGAGCATCATCGCAACAGTTTTATTCGTGCTGACTGTAATCTTCAGCGAACACGACATCAGCCTCCTTCTCTTCCTGGCTTCGGCATTCGCCTGCAACGAGCATGTACTATGGTGCGATGCACGACACAACAGAAAGGAGATACAGCATGAGAACTAAAACAGTATTGGAGGAAGGCATGCACCGAGGCTTCAAGCGCGGAATGAACGCGGTGGTACTCGGAGACGTGCCGAAGCTACGAAAGGACCTACGCAAGGTAATCGGAGGAAAGACAGCCTGCAAGATGCAGTACTACATCAACGGAACCACGATAACCAGGAAGGACGTAGCCAAGAAGATTGAGAGGGTTTTCTCGAAGTACAACGTAACACCGGACATGATCTGGGATAACTGATAACGACATGGAAGCGACGACAAGAATCATAGACCTTACGGTTGCAGAGCTGATGGCAATCATCAGAAAGGAGATGGAGCCGCTGACAAAGGCTACCGTCACGGTACACAGCGAAGCACAGGAGAAGCCTGCAGAGCAACCGCTCTACGGTATAGAAGGAATCGCAGAGGCGCTTCACTGCTCGAGAACCAAGGCCATACGCCTCAAGAAGGAAGGCATGCTCGAGGGCGGGTACCAGCAGATAGGAAAGAGCATCATCGTAAGATCGGCACAGACCCTGAGAGACATCGCAGAGCTCTCGCTGAAGAAGGGTAGGAAGAAAAGAACAACAACTCATAAATAAACCAACATGAAAGAGATCAGAATCAAAGCAATTGCATTGCACTACTTCAAGGGAACGGAGAACAGAACCGTAACCTTCGGAGACAGTGAGACAATGATCGCAGCGCCTAACGGAGCCGGTAAGAGCACCATCGTGGATGCATTCTTCTGGTGCATGTGGGGAAAGAATGCTGCAGGAGATCAGAAGTTCAGTGTCAAGACCCTGGACCGCAACGGAGAGGAGATCCAGCACGTAGACCATGAGGTGGTGGTAGCCATGACGGTCGACGGAGAGCCTCAGACATTCCGACGCGTCCTGGTTCCTGAATACAACAAGGACGGAGAGCTCAAGGGAAACCACACCGACTACTACTGGAACGACGTGCCGATGAAGAAATCGGAATACGACAAGAAGGTCGGAGAGGTAATCAACGAGAACGTGTTCAAGTTCATCACATCGCCTTATTACTTCCTCTCACAGGATTGGAAGAAGCAGCGTGAGACTCTCATGCGCATGGCCGGAAACATCTCGGACGAGCAGGTCAACGAAGCTGCTGAAGGAGCTTATTCAGACCTTGTGGAGATTCTCAAGACCAAGACACTCGAGGAGTACTCGAAGGAACTCCAGGCAAAGATCCGTAAGACAGACGAGGCTATGGTAGGCATACCTGCACGCATCGACGAGGTGAAGAGAGGACTCCCGGAGACACCGGATCTCGCAGCACTCAACGAGGAACGCAGCGTCCTCGAAGTGGCCATCGCAGAGCATGACAAGGAAGACAGGGATGCAATGGCAGCCATCAACGCGAAGAACTCGGACCGCAACGAGCTGGCAAAGAAGATTGCAGATCTCGAGTTCAAGCAGATGAAGATCCTGAACGAGGCACAGGCACAGGAGCGCAACAGCATCCACCTCTCCAACAGCAAGTACAATGAAGCTGATCGCATGCTCCTGACCTTATCAGAGGAGGAGAAGAACGATGCGGTACAGACGAGATCTCAGCAGAGCCTCATAGAATCACGTATCCGTAGCATCATGCAGACCAGAGAAACCCTCGATAAGGATATCATCAAGCTCAGAAAGGATTGGATGGCTGAGAACGCGAAACAGTTCACAGCCGAGGAATACCTCAAGTGCCCGCTCTACGGCCACCTCTGCCATGATGGAGAAGCCTGCAGCAAATATGACGGTCAGCAAGGCTCGGCCTTTGACAAGTTCGCAGCTGACAAACAGAAGAATCTCCAGAGCATCAACCAGACCGGTGCGTTCCTGAAGGCTGAGATTGAGAAGCAGGATGCAGCCATTAATGAATGCGAGGCTCAGATCACTACACTCAAGGAAGGCTACGAGGCACGATGCAAGGACAGAGACTCACGTAGGATCATGTTCGAGCAGCAGATGAAGGACAATCCAAAGAAGCCTCTCATCTCTACAGTCAAGGGAGAGGATATAGCCGAATGGATGGAGCTCGGCTTCGAGATCACATCACTCAGAGGAAAGCTCGACGGAATGACCGAGTACACATCGGAGGCCAACAGTGAGTCAGCTGCCCGCCGTACAGCCCTTGTGAGCCGCCTGGACGAGATTAAGGCAAAGCTCGGCACAGTTGCAAGGATCGAGGAGGGAACGAAGCGTGTAGCGCAGCTTGAGAAGGAACTCCGAAAGCTCGGTATCGAGAAGACTGAGCTCGAGAACATGAAGGACAAGTGCAGAAGCTTCGAGGTGGCCAAGATGAACATGATAACCGATTCGGTCAACAAGAAATTCAAGATCGTGCGCTGGCAGATGTTCGAACGCCAGGTCAACGGAGAAGAGGTGCCTGCATGTATCTGCCTCTGCGGAGGAGTGCCATGGAGCGACGCCAACGGAGCCGGACGACTCAACGCAGGTATCGACGTGGCTCACACATTGAGCGAAGCAAGCAACGTGAGTGCTCCGATGTTCATCGACGGAGCTGAATGCAGCGGAAACATATACAACCCAGGCGGCCAGAGGATCCTCCTCATGTTCGACAAGACCGTAAGGGAAATGACAATAACAACAAAATAATTCAACAACAATGAGAGACGAAATGACAAAGAAGGCTTCAGAGCTACTTAATGAGTTCGTGGAAGCAGATGAGAAGAAGAACTCCTTCATCGTTATAGTTACAGACGACAACGGTGTTACTATATCGTTAAACGGAATGGAACAAACCCTCGTCACGGCTATCGCGTATAGCTTGGCTAAAAAAGACAGTTCCGGGCAAATCATCCACAAGGCGATGAAGATAAACTTGCGCATGATGATTTAGGAATTGGGCAATATGAAAGAATCTAAGAAGGACCAAACAAACGAATAAACAATGGAACAGAACAATCAGACACAGGCTCTGGAGATCTCAAAGGTGCTCGAGCCTTCGGTAGTGGCAATGCAGGACAAGTTCGCTGTAGCATGCCAGACAGCTGCAAGCCTGCAGCTTCAGAACAATGCAACTGCAGCATTCCAGGCTGTATGCGTAGTGAAGATGATGCGCGATGCGCTCACAGACCAGGTAGTGAAGCAGGTGTTCGAGCCTCTCATGAACACGAAGATCGGCTTCCGTACCGACAAGGATCCTAACCGTCCACGTAAGAAGAAGGACGGCACATTCGAGACTCCTAAGCCATACAGCACAGAGGTTGTACGCGACTGTATCATCGACGCGGTAATCAACGGCCTCATGCCTACCGGAAACCAGTTCAATATCATCTCGGGAACCATGTATCCTACCAAGGAAGGATATGCGGCACTCCTCAAGAAGATCGGCTGCAAGTACATGATCAGCTACAGCCAGGACAACACACCTCAGAACCCATCGGCTGCAGAGATCCGCTGCAACATCTCATTCGAGCATGACGGAGAGAAGAACGGCTTCACAATGGTAGCAACGGTACCGAAGGACAGCTTCTCTTCATACGATCAGCTCAAGGGTAAGGCTGAGCGCCGAGCAAAGAAGGCCTTGTACGAATACCTTACAGGCTGCGACCTCGGAGATGCTGACGAGGATTCATCGACACCGGAGGCACAGCAGATCCCTAACGCAGGCCGACAGATTGCGATGCCTGCACAGGAGGCTCCTGCAGAGAGCGCAAGAGAGGCAATGAACAGAGCTGCTGCCCAGACTGATGAAAACTGGCGCACCAAGGCTCAGCAGCAACAGTCACAGGGCGGTCCAAATTTCTAAGCAATGAAGCTCACTGTAGTCAACAGCGGCAGCAAGGGAAACTGCTACGTACTGCACAACGACAGCGAGGCTCTCATGATCGAGGCCGGGGCACCTTTCAGCGAGGTGCTCCAGGCTGTGGGAGCGGAGGTCTGTACGAGCATCAAGGGTTGTCTGCTCTCACATGAGCACGGAGACCATGCAAAGTATGTGAAGGACACCCTCGACCATGCGATACCGGTATACGCGACCTCCGGAACCATCGGAGCTCTGAAGACGAGATCAAGCAAGGTAATGAAGCCGGTCAACTTCAGACTTAACCATGCGACACCGGACGAGGACTCAATCCCATGGATGACGGAGCACATCGGAGGATTCTCGGTGCTTCCATTCAAGACCGTACATGACGCGGTGAGTCCATGCGGATTCTACATTCATCATGAAGACTTCGGATGCCTTCTGTTCGCAACGGACACCAGATTCATACCGAACACATTCCAGGATCTGACGAACATCATGATAGAATGCAACTACGACGAGAAGCTCCTCGAGGAGAGGACGGACATACCTGACAACCTCAAGGACCGAATAAGAAGAAGCCACCAGAGCGTGACGACGTGTATCAAGGCGCTACGGGCGAACGACCTGAGCAAGGTCTACCAGATAATCCTGATGCACATAAGCGAAGGTGACGGAGATGTGGCGGATTTCGAGGCCCGTGTGACAAAGGCCGTAGGCATCAGGGCATACGCAGCAACGAAGCGCTCACAGTTCGAGATTTCAAGGACACCATTCTAACCAATAAAACAAAAGCCTATGAAGTAAGCCAGGACGATAGGGAGGAGGGTCGACTGTATAACATTTTAACACAGTTAGTCTCAAATCATTTCTATTTAGCAATATTGCCAGTCGAACCTCCTGAACCTTTCAGACTTACCATAGCATCAGAGAATATGTTCAAGCAAGACATCATAACAAGAATAGCCGAGAAGACGGGAAAGAGCGAGTATGAGGCCCGCATGTTCCTCGAGGCTTATATCCAGACAGTAGCAGAATGCATGAAACGAGACGAGGAGGTTGTAGTACGAGGATTCGGAACCTTCAAGGTCAAGTACAAGGGACCAAAGATGGTGGCCAATATCCATACAGGAGAGAAGATCCTGGTAGGAAGAACCAAACGAGTGGTATTCGAAGCAAGTAAATCGCTGAAACAATAATAACAAGATGGATGTAAAGGACAGCTGCGTATTCTATGCCGATTGGCTTGATGCAGCACACACGATAGAAAATACAGCATTGAGGTGCTGCTTCTTTGAGGCGGTTCTGCAGTATGCTCTCACAGGCATGGAGCTGGACACCCCACCGGAGCTCAAGCTCGCAATGACTATTGTCAAGAACTGCATCGACAGAGACCGAGATAAGTATCAGAAGAAGATCGAGAAGAGACGTATGGCCGGAAGACTCGGAGGCGCTCCAATTGGTAATCAGAATGCTCGAAAGAACTTTGATCAAGATGAACAACCAAAACAAACAAATGATTGTTTAAACAACCAAAACGAGCAAATGGTTACAAAACAAGCTGATAATGTAAATGACAATGTAAATGGTAATGTCAATGTAAATGACAATGATAAAGATAATAATGACTTTAATACCCCCCATATACCCCCAAAGGGAGGCAGGGCTATAAGCTTTTATGATTTTTATCAGAGAGTGATCGAGGTAAAGGTGCCTACGGCAATAAAGGAGATCCACTACGAGAATCAGTATGTATGGAGAGCTGCAGAAGGACAGGTGGAGTATATGATGAAGGTGATGGAGGCGGCCAGAACAAAATCGGAGCCACACCTTCAGGGATACATACAGAACCTGAACAAGGAGTACCCAACGAGCACACCGTTCCAGATGCTGCTGCTCTGCATGGCAATGACGAAGCTCAAGACTGAGGCTCAGCGTAACGCGGTGTTGGAGGAGCTGAAGCGATCGGAGAAGGAACCGGACATCTACAAGACCCTGACGGACAAGGTAGAGTACATCGTAGCAGGAAACAAGGTGAACTCACTCAAGGGATTCATGCAGAGCAGAAAAGACTAATCAAACAATATCAATACTAACACACAGACATCATGGGAAAGTTTTATCTTGAAATTTCTAAGGAATGTGCCGAGTACCTGAGGATAAGAGGCGTCGGCGAGGCACAGATAATGGTGGTGGATGACGCCCCGACTCCCAGACGGCACAAGGCTCTCCTCCGGGCATTGGAGGAGGTCACAGGCTTAAGTGCGGAGCGGATCTTCAGCCACGAAAGGACGAGATACACAGTACTCGCCCGGACAATATACACACATTACGCACAGATCGACGGAGACGGAATAGAACGTATATCGAACGACCTGGGCAGGAACAGGTGGGCCACGAACTTCTATCTGAGGGACTACTACAGCAAGCTGGACGGAGACATGGAGTTCAGAAGAGCTGACACACAGATAGCAGCCAGACTCAAGGACGACCCCGAGTGGAGTCCTCCGGCAAAGGAGAAGCCTACTGCAAGCAAGAGGAAGAGACGACGCAGGAAGCGACGCAGACAGCCTCAGAGGCGCGAGACGAAGCAGGAACAGCGCCAACAGTACATACAACTTGAACTTTTTAGATAACCAACAATATAAAATCAACAACAATGGCAAAGACTAAGACAAACCAAGAAGAGTCGGTCAAGACACGTAAGGACGAGAAGAGATTCAGCTCGCTGGATCCTAAGGAACTCCTGAACAACTACCTTGTATCCAACCTCTGCAGGAAATGGACCGAGGACTTCATCGACGAGGACACACATGAGGTAGTGAGCATCGAACGCAGCGAGATCATTCTCGAGAAGGGCACATGCCTCAATCCTGAGAACATGCAGAAGGTGCTCTTCCATACTCAGAGCGGAGACATCACAGAGCCTATCGAGGTAAGCAACCAGAGCCGCCAGGGACATGAGGCCGGATATTACCGCTACCCATACACATGCAAGGTGGGTATCGACGGAGAGACATGGAAGTTCCTCCTTCAGGCAAAGGGAGTACGACAGGCACTCGACATCGTGACAGACTGGTGTGAGCTCCATGGCCGCGGAGCATTCAGCATCACAGAGGTAAAGGCATACGACAGCGCTGTGATCCTTGTCGACAAGCTCCGCAACTATCCGATCGACGAGGCACAGAAGCGATACATGGACGGAGAGATCCCGTTCGAGGAGTTCATGGACGAGGTGGTGGAAGACCTCGAGTACAGCAAGCCTTCAGAGGATGAGAACCGCATGCAGATGAAGTTCTACCAGATCAAGGCAGCCGTAGCCAAGGACGGTGAGAGACTACCGGGTACACAGCTATTCGTGGTACTCGCAGCCGATGCGGACCGAGCAATCCTGACCATCAACGCATACCTCCAGCAGAAGCAGAAGGAGCACAACGCGAAGATGATGCGCGAGAACAGACTCTCGGAGGTGGAGGACACAGCCATCTCTGCAACCATCGAAGAGAGCAAGATCGTGAGCTTTACACGCCTTATCCCTGATGCATTCTGCAAGGCTTACTACAACGAATGATCATGGAGACTAAAGAGATTGAAGACCTCAGAGCTGAAAACACGGCTCTGAGGGCCGAGATAGAGAGGCTCAAGGCCTGGAACAAGGCATTCTACGGCCGTGTGCACTACTATTTCAATACGCTGGAAGAGTGGAAGGCTGCAGAGAAGTACAGCACGCGTAAGAACCAGCTGACGACCAAATGCAGGGCACTCGAGGAACAGATAAACAAGGAGCTCAAGCGAATTGACAGGATTACTACTAACAGAAGGGTCGACACACCAGCGGACGCGGACAAGCCCCTGGCGGTTCAGACCGAACTAAAGATGGACTGACATGGTACTACGAATAGAAAATTTGACCTTAAGGTTAGAACAGATAATGCTTATGGTTATTCGTCCGGAAAACCCTTGCATCATTGAAATTAATTTCTTAAATGGTTCAACTTTTACAATGAATTTTCCGACTAAGGAGGACGCTATTCGTGTTTACGGACAGACTTACGACTTTATGATGGCCGAAGAACGTCGTGAATTAAAAGAGAGAAGATGCAGACAAGCCGCTCGCAGTACAGACACAGCTCGACCTCTAAACACAGAAGAACCATGAGAGGAGTAAAGATAGTCTGGATGAAAGAGTGGGACGAATACCTTAAGAAGAAGTTCCCGTTCCACAACAACGACTACTGCCTGAGAGGTCTGAAGCGCAAGGGCTATGACGGAGGGTTCGACAGGATGTGCAGGCATGCCAGGAAGGATCTCAAACTTAAGAAGGATCCTGAATGGAGACGGGAGGAAAGCCGTAGATGCGTGCAGATCTGCATGGAGAAGAGAGGCGAAGACTTCGCGGAACGACAGAGACAGAGGGCGCTCAACAATCCGAACTGGTGGGGCGGTAAGCACAACAACGGCAATCATCTGCCAAGGGAGGTAAGGGTCGAGCTTTGCCGGAAGCACTTCCACAACGAGGAAGCCAGGAAGAAGGCCAATAACACCCGCCGGAAGGTCATAGCAAGGGACACAAGGCGTGTACAGCTCGGACTCGAGCAGCTGACGGGAATGCTCAACATCGGCAATGCTCTCACCCATGCACAGAAGGTACAGCGCTACGCTATGAAATACGATTGCGGATATGTCATATTCAGAGGCGACCACCGCATATACTATGACGAGAACACCAGACGAAGCGAGGCGAGGGAACGCACAGCGGAGGACAGAGGCCTCCACGTGTATCCGGTAAGCGAGCGGAGCCGGTTCTTGTAAGGAAGACAGAAAACATCTAATTTTTATAATTCAGCAATGGAACTAAACTATTATCAGACCGAGGCACACAAGACCTCGCTGCACAATACACCGGTCATCTATCCGACACTCGGACTCACAGGAGAAGCAGGAGAGGTGGCCGACAAGGTAAAGAAGGTGATCAGAGACAATGACGGGAAATTCACATACGAGAAGAAGGAGGCCATCGCCTTAGAGCTCGGAGACGTTCTCTGGTATGTAGCAGAGCTGGCACACGACCTCGGATACACACTCGAGACCATCGGCCGCATGAACCTCCAGAAGCTCGCATCGCGCCAGCAGAGAGACAAGATCCACGGATCAGGAGACGAACGATAATGCATGGAGGTATGGAAGAACTGACAAAGGACACCCTGCCGATCAACGAAGCCGTCAAGGGAATCAAGCAGGAGCTCAAGAAGATGTACCCACAGTCGAACGTGCTCATCATGGGTTCGAATCCGATTGACCAGGACAACACGATGATCGTATACGAGTACATCGGAAGCGAGGAACAGGTACAGGTGGCATTGACAGAGGCGATGCACAACTGCGGAGAGGCCGTAAGGCTTGTGAACAAGTCCCTGCAGATATTCATCAACTCGTGCGACGTCAACGAAGTTGAGCAGGCCATAACGGCATTCCAGGATCTGATAGAACGATGCAAGCAGCGCATGGATCCGGATCTTCAGACAAGACTCATCAGAGCTGAGATCAAGAGACTCCGCAAGCAGGGTATGCATGACCTGATGAGAATCAAGGAGAAGGAGCTCGAGAAACTTCTGGCACAGATCGAAGCAAGGAAGGCCGAGGCTGAGAAGAAGGCACGACAGAGAGCTCGACGCCTCGAGATCCTGGAAAACGCCCGTGCGGTATTCCTTGCGAACTGCGAGCAGCGACGCCTCGATAGGGAGAAGGCTGAGAAGGACCGACAGAAGGGCCGTATGCAGTTCCAGCCAGGACAGGCTGCCAAGAGGAAGCAGCAGAAGCTCCGCGAACGACAGGCCGAGCGCAATGCCAGGAAGAAGAAGGCATCGGAGGGTAACAACTTTCATGCAGTAAGGAACGCTTGCAGCTTAGGCCATGCGTAAGCCATACAACGAAAAAAACAGGATCAAGGGATTATGAAAAGAACACACACCAGGGAACCGCTGCCGATAGGAGATATGATCCGCCGTACAATGTACGCAAAGGGTCTGTCGGTGGAGGAGTTCGCAGACAAGCTCTACGTTAACAGAGCGAACGTGTACAACATATTCAGGCGCTACACCATCTCAACGGATCTGCTGCTAAGGATCAGCGTGATTCTCGAGACCGACTTCTTCAGATACTATTCATCGGAATACTCAAGACAAAAGGACAATGGAAACGAAGCCTGAGGAGAGCATCACTCTCAACCAGCTCATCAAGCGCCTCTATATCTTCAGGGCGGAGCACGCACAGAGCGGAAGCATGAAGATCACATGTAACAACATAAACCTCCTCGGCATGGTCGAGGAGGACAAGTCAAACAATAAACTCGAACTGAAATGAAAGAGAAGGAACAATACATACTCGTGTCGCTGCTGTTCATCCTGGGCATATCGATGCTGATCATGCTCATACTCGACTTCAGACTCAACATTAAGGTCCACAGCAACCAGGCTGACATCGACCGACGCCTCACACGCATCGAGCAGGACGGATGCGTAACCGACAGCTGCATCATCGAACTGTACCAGAGATGCAACGAGAACCAGTGGGAGATCTTATGGATCCGCAGGGATCTGAATAAAATGAAAGGAGAGTAACTATGAAAGACATACAGATATTCCTGGGTGTGCAGATCGGCGGCATCAAGCACGTAGTGGACAAGAGAATCTCATGGGACGTGTTCGAGCAAATACTATGCAAGAAGGAGGCCATTAACTACGCCATAGACGTGGAGGTAGAGAATCTCAAGAAGGAGGTCGAGAAGAACAAATTTATTAACTGATACGCATATGAATATTTTTGAAAATGCTAAGTTTGGAGATAAGTTCCGAACAAGAGATGGAAGAAGAGCAATATACGGATTTACAGTAGACGAAAGACATATACTTATCGTAGAGGATTTTAGTGCTGTATTTAGATTCGATGATAGTGGGGTGTCGAATTATCCTAACGATAAAATAGATATCGTCGGCAAGTGGCAAGACCCAATCAACGAGGAAGAACTTGATAAGATTGCAATTGACGATATATTCAAAGTTCTGAACCAAGACTACCTTGACGGTAAAATCAGCTTTAACAAGATTAAGGAAATATATAAAGCAGGTTATCGTAAAGCGAAAGGAGAGTGATTATGGATAATGGTAGTCATGAAATGATATGGTATCATGGGGTGTTATACTCTCCAGAATTATTCTATCTGCAAGTAGTATTAGGATGTAGATTATAAACAAGTAAAAATGATTTGATATGGTAAAAAAGATTTATTGCGACTTGGATACTCCTGAGAACAATTACGACTATCAGTGTCCTCAGTTAGATTCATGGGGAGAGTATAGTGACTATGAAACTCCATGTGAGTACTGTCCGCATAGATGTTATAAAACGGTTGCTATATCACAGTGAGTGAATAACAAGTAAAATGATATGATATGAAGGCAAGCGAATTAATCAAAAGAATACAATCTCTTGTAGACTCATATGGTGATAGAGAGATAGAAGTTAACGGAGAGTTTAATAATGACTTTCCAATCAATACAAACACATTTTTGGAAGTAGTTAGAGTTGACTTGTTTGCTGATTCTAACAACTACCAGATACTCGTTAAAAATGATTTGATATGAAAAGAATTATCGAAGAGACTCTCAGTACCGGAGAAAAACAGTACAGGGTGGAGACGAACCGCTTCTGGTTCTTCCCATGCAAGTGGCACACAGATCTCGTATACGATGCAGAGCTGGACATGCACTTCGATGCGGTGTTTGACAATTTGGTCGAGGCACAGATCCATTGCGGAATTGATCCGAGGATTATCGTAGGCAGAAGGGAGGTGCCAATCAATCCTGCAGCTGCAGCGGAACTGAGGAACCAATGCAGCTACGTGTCGCTCATCCGCTACCTCGACGAGCATCGTCCTGAAGACAAGATGAGCATCTCGAACGGGGAATGCGCTCAGATCGACAAAGCCTGGAAGGAGAACGACTGGGCCGTGCTTATCAGATACATCAAGAAATACATCAAGGACGAATGACATGAAGAAGATCAAGGATTTTATTGTACACATGCTGGGTGGCCACTCGCAGGAAGAGTATCGCAGACATGCTCAAGAGGCATATGATAAAGGTGTGAAAGATTCATATATGAACACCAAGCAGTTCGCAGATGCCCTCTATGGTTATACGGCAGATGAATGGTGCCGGAATTTGTACGAGTATTTGACTAAAAAAAGCGAGCAATGACGTACGAGGACTACCTGGCGAAGCATCCGCCAACCAAGACCAGGAAGAGCAACCGGCATGAGGAGGACGACATACAGACCAAGTGCGTCGGCTGGTTCAGGGAACACTACCCGCACATCGCACCGCTGCTCTTCCATCCGAACAACGAGGCATTCTTCGGAGGTTACTGCAGATCTGCAGAGGAACGTGC